TTTTCAAGAAACTAAATACAGACATTACATCTCTCCTTAAAAAAAGCCGTAGAGTAAATTAGGAGGCTGCGGCTTTTAGCCTTGTGAACTCCGACTTAGAGATAAGACCGGTGGCTACAAGAGTTGCAAGACCTCCGATATACTGGCTTTTGTCTATCTTGTTCTGCCGCAGTAGATTTCTTAGATTAAGTACGCTAGACGAATCATCAGCCACCTTTTTGTCTGCAACATCCACCACTTTCTCCTCTACTACTTCTGGCTCTACTACTTCTGGCAGGGGAGCCCCCGGGAAATCAAACGGGTCTAGTATCCCCTTCTCAAAAAGGTATTTGCAGGACGGGTCTTTTACAAGTTCCTCCTTGCAGGCCTTTACATACTCTTCGCTTGGGCGTCTAAACCGAATCCGAAGGAAACACATCGAATCGGGACTAAGCCGCAATTTCATCTCATCATACCCTAGCAAATCCCACGGCTTTACTGGCGGCAGGTAAATCTGAGTCTGGAACCCGTTCTCCTTGCTCTGCTCTATGGTGGCAAGGCACTTCGCAAGTTCGGTCATGTACCACTTCTCTTCGGGTCTGTCCATAGCCAGCCCGAAGACGACTCCCTCCATGTAGCAGAATGCCCTCTCTGCCTCCCTTAGTTTGTCAATGGGAATCGCCGCCTGATTGTCTTCGTTGATGCAGTTGGCTATCGTCTGTGCTACTGTGTAGATAAGATGTGCCGCTTCGCACATAGCATCTCCGATAACCGAGTCCTGATCTTGAACCACCGTTTCCTGTGGTTGTGGATTTTCCTCCACATCCTTGTCTCCGTTTGCCTGAAAATTGTAGAAATTCGACATAGTTCACCCTCTTCCCATAGTGCAAAAAATGCCGAGCAGACAAGGCGCTCGGCATCTATTCTTTCCTTTTTTTCCTTCTTCTGGGTTGGATTATCATCCCTCCGCCTCCGTTTCTAATTGGATTCTGGGTCGATGTGTCTAGGCAGAGAGATATATCCTCAAAATGGAATCCGCTATGCGGGTTCTTGGACTTCATTGAATTACTCTTCAACGGGTCCATCACCACATATCTTGGCTTATTCACCATATAGTTCTTGTGGAAACTCATCTTCCCCCGCAAACACTTCTTTCGTGCCTTCTGCATATTTGACAAGTATGCCGCCACATCTTCTTCCTTCTTGTATTGCCTTGTGAATAGCCTGCTTCGTCACACCTATGTGCTTGGCTACCCATGTGAGGCCGCCCTTGATGTATGGTTTTTCTTCTCCATCTCTAATAGCCACAACGATTCGTCCGGTTATATGATGTTCGCTTTTTGAACTGCCCCAGCAAAGATTGTCCGCCCTGCAGTTTCGCACATCCCCATCCTTGTGGAATACAAATCTTTCGGCAGGATTGTTCCTCGGCACAAAACATTCGGCAACCAGGTCTCTGACCAGTCTCCCCCCTCCAACATAACTATATATCGGCCTTCCTCTACTATCGCCAGATATCTTTAGGGTATGTCCTCTTCTAAAGTCATGCCTCTTGCCATTGTCTTTTCTCACATAATCAACATACCTATCCAGAGTCCTAACCCTGCCCATATTCGAAACCTCCACCCACCACTTATTTAGCGATGGGGGAGATTTCCAGATTTCTCTTTCTTTGCGCTGTTCAACAGTAGGCATTGACAAACTCCAAGAAAGGCATCTTCAACCGAATCCAGGTGCCGTCCTTGAATGACACCTTGGTATATTCCTCGCATTCAAACTCTCCTCGTTCAGGAAGTTTTCCGGTGAAGAATGATTGTATGCCTCCGACTATCCTTTTGAATAGATTCTGCGGAGGGTACTTTCTGAACACATAGGGCTCCACTACCTTGACTTCGGTTTGGTCAAGGCAGCAGAGTGTTTCCCCATGGTATTTTATGCGAATTGCATTAGCCATAGACATATTAGCCACTTGGCTTTATGTGGTTCGGATTACTCCTCGCCAGATTCGTTTATGGAGGCGTCGTCTACAACTTCTGCGTCGGTAGCATCTATGACCTCCCCATCATCCAGAGGAGAGTCGCTCGCCGCCCCCTCCGCAAAGATGCCCTCCGTGCGAATGGTATTTGCATCCTTGCCGATTCCGTCGCGAACCGTATTGTCAAGGTTGAATGCATTTGCGAGGTTTGCATCCTCGGTTGCCTTCGGGACATACTTTAGCGCCTGAATGAGGACGGTCTTCTTCGCCATACTATCGAAATCCGTTGCCCACGGACCCGAGAATGTTCCGGTCTTGCGGTTGTAGGACTTTGAGAAGCGCTTTGCATGCTCCATAACCCTATACTTTGGCATATAGCAAGTGTGAACCGCTCCCTCTGCTTTTGTGCCGTCTGCATTTACCGTATCCTTCATATGGATAACCGCATAGTAGCCAACAGCTTCGCCCGGGTCTCCTTCATCATAAGGAATATGCCTTAGTTTTTCGTTGATTCCCTTCTCGTATTCCCAGAAGTCTTTCTGATAACGTACTTCGGCAGATATAGACTTCACAAGTCCAGAACGGAATGCGAGGTCAACAAGACCGTACACGCCAATCTGGAACTGCACCATCGGCACTTTCTTGCCAGTGTTCTTGTCGATATTGTTGTAGGGCAGTAGATAAGCCTTCCCCATTGGGGTGTTGGGTTCAAGTCCCAACTGAGCCGCTGTCATCATCGATCCGAGGAATGTGGTCGGTGATAGAGCGCATGCCTGTGCTAACTTTGGATTTGCCGAAACAGCGGTCAGCGCTATACGGACAAATCGCTTCTCATCCCATCCCTTTGGAAGAGCATTGGCGATTTCTCCAATCCTCTTATCCAACATGCCCTTCACCCTCTGTGCCGGGGTGAGTGGCTTCTGCTCCTGCTTTACTACGGCATTTGCCTGTGGCTTTGCCGCCGATTTAATGGAACTTCCTTCCATATTTTTCTCCTTTTTTTTGTTTAGTACACAAAACTTGTTTTACTTTTTCTTCCTCGACGGGTAAAATCTTATCCCTCGGGTAGATTCTCCCTTGCTTATGAACCCGTCTGGAATCTTCTCGCCTTTTGCTTCATAATAGGCTTTTATTGCCTTTACATTGGCCGTCTCCCTGCCTTCCTGAAGTTTGTATGTCACCGAGCATCCTGGGACTACAAACTTCTCTTTGTCTTTCATTAGAGCCGCTAGTTTGTTGTCCAATTCCTTTTTGTCGCTCTCCAACTGCTTGATTGTGCTATCGTATTCTAGCCTCTGCTCTACAAGTCTACAAACCTCCGCTCCCTTGGCATCTATATAAACTTCTCCGTTCTCTATGACTCCATACTCCTCAGCATTGTCGAAAGTGACAACCGAATCTGGGGTTGGACGGGGATTTGCATAATACAGGGCTTTAGCCGTTGAAGGAGAGCCGTCTATCTCTTCGATAGGCCAGATGTCCATATTCCCCTTCTTGCCCTCTTCAACGCGGGTAATGAAGTTCGCCGCAGCGCCTTCGACCGCATCAAGTGTCTCTTGGTCTACATAGTATGCTGCAACAAGCCAGTTGAGACGCTGCCATTCTTCGCTCTCTTCGGGAGTAAGGATTTCATCTCCATCCACTTTGTTCTTTAGGTAGTTGAACCGATCGGCCTCTTCCTTGATGGTGGTCATCATATAGATGTTGAAAGCTACTCCATAGATGAGAATCGCTATGTACCACCTCTTCCTCTCAGTGACTTTAAGATAGCAGCAGCACTGGTCGAAATACTGCTGCGGGAAGTCTCCTTGCGGAAACTTCTTCATAACAATCTCCTTGGCGGTCTTACACTCTAGTCCAGACTCCCCGTCCTTGCAAAGTCGGTCAGGAGTAGCAAAAAGATGAGGTGCATCAGAGTTTGTGTAGATGAAGGGAACTTCTTCTACTTCAATTCCTGATTCCTTCTCAAATCGTTCAGCCACAGCGGATTCAAACATTACACCTTGCTTGATTGCCTCTTTGTCTGATATGTCTTCCGGCTGGTAGAGTCCTATCATCTCGCACCATAGAGCATACGGAGACTTGTACGGATTATCACCTACCGCAGACCCTATGTCCGAACCTCCAAGTCTACCTTCTTCTGCAAGTGCCGTTCTAATTTTTAACCAACCTGGTTTATCCTTCAAATCAAAGGGGTGTTTCGTTATTTGTCCCATTGTCCTTCTCCAATTTTGATGTTTGTATTATATCATTTTTTCCTCATTGAAATCAAGTGCGAACTTCTTCGCATCTTCATTTTTTGTATTATCAATGTTTCCTGCGGTTGCATTGTAGAGAGAGCCATCGACACCACTCCATCGGTTATGTACATTCCTCCATTCACCCTATCTTTACGCCGATGAGAACCGCCGTCGCAGGTTTGGATAGTATATGCTATCTTCTTCATTCACCCGCAAGATAGTCCATAAGTGCCTTAACATCCGCTGGGTCTGGCGCTCCAGGTTTGTGCTCCACGGCTTGTCTTGCGGCTTCTTCTATCTCTATCCCCGTGTTGGGAATGACCTGCACCGCTCTATCGTCATATAGGGTTTCCATTAGAGCGTCTTTCTCGTATGTAATGGGCGGCACAAAACCAAGGTTCTCCTCGCACCACTTCGCAATGTATGCCTTCGCTTTGCCCACATCTAACTTGTCTTTTCGCGGAGCCACTCGCGCCGTGAAAATCTTGATTATCTTCCCTTCGCTGTGCCACTTCTTTGCAAGGTCGCACATCCTCTTTATGGGTTTCCCGATGTGTTCTATCCCAGACCATCCGTCGTATTCCGCCAAAGTGCCGTCTAGGTCGAAACCTATCCATAACTTACCGTCTTCTCCATGATTATCTTTCAACATTGTTTATTCTCCTTAGTTAAACCACTTGATTATTGGGTCTCCTTGAAAGCCCTTCTCCCAGACAAACCATGCATAGCATATACAACTCGGCATCCACTCTACTCCGTTCTTACCACAGGACAGACGAGATGTAGAGACATAAACTACTTTCGGTGGGTACTTCTCAAACATCTTTCTCCTGTTCTTCCCTTCAAGAAATGTGAGTTTTAGGAACATCGCTATCTTGTGTCCCTTGGCAATCACATCCATTGATTTTTCTACAAACTCCTGAGCTTTTGAGTAGGGTGGGTTAGTTATTACATCAGCATCTAGATTCGTTTCCTTGCATTGTAGGAAATCCATCCCACCTCGCCCATAGTCTCGATACTCTATGTCTCGGCTATCTACAATATGTCCGTGACTTTCCAAAACCTTAGATATATGCCCTAAACCACAGCACGGCTCTAATATATTCTTTGAAAACACTTCTTTTTCAAGTAGCATCTCCACCGCTTCTGCCGGAGTTGCATAGAAGTCCATACTAGCCCTATCCGTAAGTGAATGGTTAGAGGCTCCTATGACAGAAAACACACCTCTTTGATTGCCTGTCCAGTCCTTACGGGGCTTTCCCTCTTTGATTTCTTCTCCAAACAAATCAAGCATTAGTTTTACCCCTTTTGATTACAAATGGCTGGAACATCGTGGCTAGTGTTGGAGCATACTCCTCGTGCATCAATGGGCCGCATCCACCCTTTCCGTTCTTCCAGTTGTTTCCGCACCTATCAAGAACCGCCGTGGCTTTCCTCTTTGTAGTTATTGCAACCGCATGATGGTGTGCGGTGGATAGAGTTGGAGATGGGTCGTCTACTTCTCCCACTCCAAAGGTCTGTCTATCCCCGTTGTCCCCCAACTTTCCGATTACCATCGAGTTGATTGGTATCACGTTTGTCTTTTTCCCCCTCACAATGAAAGGCCGATTGTTCCCGCTCATTCCCGCCGCTGCATTTAGAGTAGGAGCGCACTCCTCCATATAACCCCTTGACACACAATGGTCTTGCGGACTCGAGTAGCATGTTACAACTAGAGGATTGTTGTTGCTTGGCCCTAGGTTTCTACTTGCTCCCATACAGGGGGCTACATCAACTTCAAGAACATCAGATGTGCTTTGGTGGTTTGAGTAGAATCTCTGTGACTTTTTCCGTCTCATTCTCATTACAACAAGCTTTCTATCGTATGCATCCTCTCCGTTTGGGCTGTGTGGCCCTGTCTTTATTCCGTCTCTCGCACAGAGAGTGCCGGCGAAGTCCAAGGGGAACATCAAATCGTATTTTCGCTTCTTTATTGAACGAAGGATTGCTGGAGGTCTCTCCGCATAGAGTGTAGGAGATGCATCGTCTATAGTATGCACCCTCCATGCCTCTGGTTGTCCCTCGTTAAGAATCATTGATAGAAATCCTCTTCTGCTTTCTGCTGCTTATCCGCTTCTGTTTCCTCGACCTCTCCGTACATTTCGTCAGTTGCTACCTGCATCATCAAGTCCGCTACTTCCTTCTTTGCCTTTACCGCCCAAGCATGAACTTTCTTGTCTACCCTCTTTCTAGAAATCTTCTCTACTGTGTCTATCGCATTGCGGTAGAGGTCTAGAATAACAAGTCTCGGAATCTCTGTAGTCATGTTGTTGTCTCCTTGTTCGTTCCATGCGGAACATTCTTCCTCTTTTTCACTTGAATCAGAGTTGGTAGATTGTCCCCACCACAAGCTCCAGCCAGAAGAGACCCCGAATGCTCAAACCAGAAGTGATTCCCAAATCGAATCGTGATTCCTATCTGCCCATAATAGGAACCGTTCAACAATGAGTTGAACTTCTTCTTCTCTTTTTCTGTCAGTAGCATCGCCATATTCATCGGTCGCGCATGGTTCTCTTCCTATGTGTGCATATGTAGGTTGTCTGATGAGTGCCGCCCTCTGCCGAAACACATCCGGCTACATTCCCATCTTCTCCCAGTATCCTTACCTCTTCTCTTGTGTTCTGTGCAAATGCTATTACTTTAGGCTTCTTCTCGCAGACTATTAGGGCATGGGCTTTTGCTCCGTTGAGAAGTATGCACGGAGATACATCTTCCTTTAGAATCTGCATCTGCCGACCTCCTTGGTCGTCGAGATATATTGGCCTATTAGACCTCACTTTCTAATCCCCTTGACAATTACTACACTTGCATCATGACACATAGCGGACAAAGCCTGTGCTATATCTTCTGAGTATGGCTTGCGGCTCTTCTCGCTCTGCTTGTATTTTAGCCCGTATACTATTGTGGCTACTTGATGGCATACGGCAACGGTCTGTGCCACCTCCTTTGTGCAGGGGTACATAGACCTATTCTGGGTGTTGATGCCGTATGCTATTTTTCTCATCTTTTTCGTCTCTCCCTGATGAGGACAACCGCCCTAACATCTCCCATGTTGTCGAACACATTGAGGGTTGGACTCGTCTCACATCCCGCCCATCTCTCATTTAGTCCATTTGGGCCGCAGGCTCTAGAAACCTTAACGAACACCTTGTTGCTTTCCTCTGTTTTGCCGTTTCTTGGAACCATAGACAATTGCCACCATGTGCTGGTCTATCGTATTTAGTGTGTACGAGACATTTTCTTCCGAGAGACCGTACCCATTGCCACCTGCCCTCGGAGCCCAGTTGTATCGGAACTTGAATTTATCACCGTCAAGTGCATATATCTTGCTTATTCTGGCTTTTTGATGCTTCAATATTTCGGCTCCTCTCTTCCTCTACCATTTGAGAGCAAACTTTACTTCCAGCATTGAGTAAGGCATTGATTATGTAAGTGCAGTCTTCTAGACACCATTCTCCCATTTGTTCTAGTTGCTTATTCTTTGTGTAGAACCAGTCTCGGAAATCTATTATTGTGATTACCATCCATGTTATACTACAGAAAATTGACAATACTAGAGCGGGGAAAAAGGAATGATTTTCATTTGCACAGAAAATACCAATAGGTATCAATCCTATGCAGAGCAAATCTATAATCAACTTGACCTTATGCTTCTTGCTTATGGACAATTGCAATGTTTTCACATTGCATTGCCCATTCTTTAGTTCTACAACAGGCTCTCTTTCCCCGTTTATTATTTCTAGAGTGCCATAGGAAACTTTTCCTGAACCCATATTTACTCTCCTATTTCTTTAGGGCTATCACATTGGCATCCTGTGTAGTCCCTACTGCGGCATCACCGCTAGCTATCAATGTGGCAGCGGTCTCGCCACCGCTTATGTTGATTACTCCGTTCGGAAGTTCTGGCATTTCATCCACAATCCCACGAATCCTATTGGCTTCCCTCTGCTTGTCTCCGTCCCAATATGCAGTCTCTCCCTCTCCATCGTCGAGATTGTTCTGGCTTTCGAATTCAAGCGCCTCTTCTTCGGCATCTTCATCTACCTCGTCATCTGCTTTCTTCTTGGGTTGTTCTGCCTCCACTTCGTCGAACTTTGCTACCGCCGAGATATACTTCTCAAAGCAGAGCATTGCACTTTCTTTTTCGGTGAGGTCTGTCTCCTTCTTCTTGGTGTCCTTGCCATTCAGAGCAACCCATTTCACGATGCCAGCATTGTCTCGTATTGTGCAGATAAGGGCTATCTCCAAGGCGGGAGGAAGTTCCTTGCCTCTTGCCTCGGCTCTTCTAAGTATTCCAAAGCAAGCCCTCCAAGAGAGATTATACTTCTCATCTGGGTCGTCCTGCAGGACATCGCTAAGCCCACACACCGTCTCGTCGTAGGCTTCTGGAAGGAGGTCGTTGGCTTTTAACCAGTCCTTGTGTTTTACTACTTCTGCCCAAGCATTATAGGTCTTCGGAGACAACTGTATGCCGCTCGTCCACTCATGGCAGTTCATAGTGCAGATGCGACCGTTCGCAAGTATGCCTGCATTGCCGATGTTCTCTAGAATAGCGGGTGTAATCTTTTCCGCTCCCTGCCATTCTTCATTATCGTCCTTTTCTGGTTCTTCTTTCGTTTCTTCCTTTGGCATTTCTCCATTCATCATAGAGAAGAGGTCGAACGAATCATCAACTTTCTTCGCTTTCTTCTTCTTGTCTGTCCTAAACACAGAGCCTATATATCCCGGCTCTCCTATCTTCTTGGCAAATGCATATATGTCAGCCATCGACACCTTGGAGAAATCGGTCTCTTCCGGCATTTCAGAGAAGTCCATGAGCTTGGACACCTTGAGGAGTTCCTTGCGACCATCATCGCTCTCCATTGCAAGTCCCAACTGGTTGCTCGTTGCCGTAGTAGATGCTGATGAATCGCCTCCGCTCTCTATCATCTCGCGTCCTTCTTCGGTTAGTTCTTTGAATCCAAGTCCCGGAACTCTCATAGGCGGATTGGCGGTGAGGTCTTTCTCGAGTTCGAAGACGATTCTTGCAGGAACTCGCCAGTCGTTTTCGCGGAAACCAACAAGCCAAATCCTACGACGCCTCTGTGGAACGGCACGAGGAAACTCCTCGGTCATCGTATACTGTGCATCGAGAACCCTCCATGCCATTGCATATCCGCTTTCAGCACAGCGGTTAACAAACCATAAGAAGTCCGCACCACCGTTGGAACTAAATGCGCCGGGGACATTCTCCCAGATGGTAAAAACGGGACGGCTCTCGTCTATTATCCTCTGATAGTGGAAAGCAAGAGAAGACCTTGTACCCGAGTTTTCGGCCATACCTTCTCTCTTGCCGGCAATACTGATACTTTGACAAGGCGTACCCCCAGAAAAAACCTCCAAATCTCCCACGGTAAAAGGGATTTCCTGTATAGGTGCTTCCTTGAAGCAGGACGGCAAAGAGTATTCCTCCCCTTCCTTGTGTGAGTTTGTGATACACCCTTTCTCGGCATCGTAGTGAATCTGAGTCATATCCCCAAGGTTAGGAGTTTCCGGATAATGTGCAGCAAGCACACGACACGGGAAAGGCTCAATCTCGCTAAAGAACATACTCTTCCAATCAAGGTTGCGAACCGCAATAGAGTGCGCTTCAATGCCGGAACAGCATGTTGCATAGCGAATAGTCCCCTTATATCCGAGTCTACGAAGTTCCAACTCAATACGGGTAAATACGAAATTTGCACAAGGCGTAGCCCAGGAATTGCCATGCGCCTTAAACTGCGGTGCATCTGCGGTGTCGATGCCGTCTATTTTTGTATAGTCATCTGGGAATCCCTGCAGCCGTGCGGTCTCGGTAGGGGTTAAGCGCCGTACAATGCATATTTCCTCCTCATCTCCCCCTTCTGTTACTTTGGCTACGGAACACTGGACATCATTTCTTATGTTGCATAGTTCGGTCAAGGCTTCTTCTACTGTCATTACTCCTTCTGCGACTATGCGGAGCAGCGATTCTGCTATGTTCATTGCTCCTATAGCCTCATCTTCATTTCCAAGGGCTTTCCGGAGAATTTCATTCGGTGTTTCCATTTCTTCGTTCCTTTTTGTTTTCATTATGATATACTTAGAATTGTCTTGATTGGAGTTTTTACGGTAAATTGATGCATCAATGGTGCCTATAACAGGCTCTCCGCCGTGTGTGCAGGTTATGGTTGGAGAGATATTCTTCGTGATGTTGGACGAGGATTTTCCACCGCCCATATCAATTGCAACTATGTTGGGGGTTTTCTTCACAACTACCTTGGGTCCAGTCCCTGTGGATTGCCCTACAGAAGTAGTAACCGTGGACACTACATTCCCTGTCTCAGCAAGGTTGTATGGGTCTACTCCTATGCACTTACTTAATCCTTCTACCGACACCTATGCCCTCCTAGTGTGCTGGAGTCTATCCGCTTCCTTACGCTTTTTTAGGTTCTTTCGAAGAATCTCAGCTCCCCACTTCTTCGCCTTGGCAGTAGGAATCGTCTTAGCCGTCTTTTTCGTTGCAGTTTCAACTAGATAGTCACCTATGGTCTTTTCTCGGGGTGTGTGAACTTTTCTTCTCTTCCCATGTATGCAGATTCGAGTTTTTCGTTCAACCTTCTCTCCTTCAATTTCCGATTTAATCTTTACTGCCAGTTCAATCGGCATGTATACCGATGCACAGTAACGGGTAGGGTCGCGTTGCAGTGATGTCATTTTCTTTTTCTCCTTTTCTTTTCCCCCACAACCTAAAACTTAAGAAATCCTTTTTCCGAGCTTGATTCCATATGCAACAGGGGCAAATCCAGAAGGAATGTCCTCATATGACACTATGAGTTTTCCGTTTATGCTGTATGCTGGAATCTCATTTCCTCGTTCACTAACCAAAACAATTGAATTTATCTCGAAGACCATCTGGTTTTCCCTTCCGGTCCTATATCCGCGATTGAACTTTATTAGTTTCTTCTGCTTGCCGTTCGGAAAGAACTTGTCACAGTAATACTGATTCAAGTTTCGATACTCAGTTGTCTTAACTCCGCTTCTTATCTGCTCAAACACATCTTCCCTTACAGTAACGAATGCAGGAGTATCTTTTGACTTAATTATACTAGGCTTGGGAAGCCCCATTCCAATTTCTTCTCCCAATTCCATCTCTATCTCTTGTTCTAGTCTATCATAGATATCCTGAGGTATGTTGGGGTGTCTAAAATACCATTCATAGGATTCCTTTGGCTTTTGTTTTCCAAAGTAATCACAGCATCTATCCTCTACACCACACATCCTAAAAAGTATATCTTCAACTGGCTTTCGAATCTGTGCAGTTTTAGTATTGCGGTAAGGCACAAGAAGAGATACTTCCCAGTCTTCTGGGTGTATCACAATTATTCTAGTACCTTCTACCACATCCTCTCTTAACCCACTTTCCCGCATTGCAATCTTGATTTTATCAAGAAGCATATTTACCTCGGATTCGGGTATTACATTTGGGTTTGGTGGCTGAGTATCTTCTTTTTCCATCGTGCGAATATTATATCATATCTATCCGTCAGTTGTAAAGGGGGCATTGTACTTTTTTTTGGTGCATTTCTTTCTTATTATTCTTTCTTTTATTTTCTTTTTTCTTTTTATTATTATCTATTCTCGTTATATATAATATATGCTATAGTAGGTGCTATAATGGCTGCTATAAATCTGCTATCCGAGGAGTAATGATATAAGTTGCAAATAAACTACAAATAAAAAACCGATAACTACAAATATTATCATTAAAAATTAATTTTCTATGAAATTTATTTATTTGTGAACTGCAACTAAAAACATATATTCTGCTATAAAGTCTGCTATGGTTCTGCTATAAATCCTGCTATTTTCTGCTATAAAGTCTGCTATGGTTATGCTATAGTTATGCTATTTTCTGCTATAGTTCTGCTATTAGCACCACCTTAGCAGAAACGGTATTATGTCAACTAAGAAATCGTTTTAGATGAGAAAAGCCGCCACGAACATTGTTCGAGACGGCTAGGAGAACTTCTGTATGGAAGAGGATTTAGTCTAAGAACCTCACGACCTTCCCACTTGTCCTATTGGAGATTGCTACAATTTTCCCGGTTATGAGACCAAGGTAGTAGTTCTCGTAGAGACGACGGAGGAACTCCTTCGCATGGGTGAAATAAACCATTCCATCTGGAGTTAGCAGATTCAATATTCCCTTAGTCTTAATCCATCCTCGGCTCTTATCCTCTGGTTCCGCCATAGTCCAGAATTCAATGATGTGAGATTCCGAACCAACCTGCCCTAGGCAGCCAGCAAGCTGGCGAATGGAAATCTTGTCGGCATTGCCTTTCTTTGGACGGAGAAGGTTCAGGCGTTTAAGTGCTTCACTATAACCTACCCTTGGAGTGAGTTTTGGTGCCTTGTTGTAGAGCGACGTGTCAATCGTCATATTCTCCACCTTATGTTCTCCCCGCATCTCATCCTCTCCCCATAGCATAGCCTGACGAGTGGTGTTGTCAACCTGCCTAAGTTCAAAGTCTATCTCCTTGAACTTGTTGTAAGCCCTATTGATTATTTCTCTATGACGGGCAAAACCCTTCTTAACCTCATCGGGGAATGAGTGCAGCCTAACCATGCTGTCGAAATCGTTCTCTAGACCTAGGTTGCTTTCTATTAACGACTTGAAGAAGTCTTCAAGAATCGGCATCATTTCGGCTGCCTTTACTGTATGTTTGTTCGGAGTAGACATAGCAATATCCTCTATAGATTGTTAGCCCCCCAACCATCCATAGGAAGGACGGAAAGGGGGCAGTGATTATTGAATTAGGCATCCTTCATAGACTTCGGAAGGAGCTTGACCTCGTTCTCGATAGCCTTTTCGAGAATCCACCTACTTGCCTTTAACGAGTTGGAGTCGGCGGAGACATACTTTTTGCCTTGAAGACCCGCAATAAGTCCATTCGCAACTACTGCAAAGTTGAATGCATTGCGCCCCTGCTTCCTTGCATCGGTACGGAGTGTCTTGTTGATGATTTTCATCAAGGTGTGCTCGGGCGTGGAAATCTTGAGCATTTCACCGGCCTTGGCTTTCTTGACCATCGAAATGCAGTCTTCGAGCAACCCCGTTGCCTTTGCGATAAGGCAAACGGCAGCCCCCATATCGGCGGTAAATCCGTTGTTGATGAGCGGTGCTACGGCTTCAATCTCGTAGGCATACATCTGACCAATCTCATCATAGACTGAATCAGGCACAACGGGGAAAGAATTGAAGTTCGTCCGAATGTAGGTAATCTTCTTGCGAAGGGAAGCAATAGTCTTTGCATGCTCTATTCCCTTGTGCTCAAGTCTCTGAGAGTATGTACGAGACTTGTTGATGTCCATCCTATCGTAAGCTTGCTCTATGCTCTCCTTAGAGCCTTTGAGAGTAACAAGAAGAATCGGGACTTCTGGATACCCGGCTTCCTTGATGGCGATAAGGCGATGCTGCCCGTCACGGAGATATCCATTGGCATCCCTAATGATGGGCTGTCCATTGAAGACATACCTACCATTCTTGATGTCGATGGACAGTTTCTTCATATGTCCCGCATTGAGACGGCGGTTGCGGAGATTCCCGTCAAGGAGCTTCTCTACAATCTCTGGTGTGGTCTTGATGTACTCAACCGAACACAAATCGTTCTCAAAACGATTGTGTCGGTTTGCATACTGCTTCGCTTGTTCGGGCTTGTATTCTTCTTTATTCATTTTTTGTCCTTGTTTTTGCGGTTTGTTTTTGCGGTTTTCGGCATTCTACTGCCGAGCGAGATTGTCTTTGACTTCCATCCAAGCATCCAGAACATCCGACAACGGCTCTATGACAACAACTGCCGTTTTCTTGTCCATAACCACAGTACCATTGTTCTTGTAGTCTTCTTGAATGGAGGTGATGGTTGCAAAGTCGATAATTATTGTTGGGTTTAGATTTGCCTCTTCTCCATACTTGTCTGCCTTATGACTAGCCCGAAGGCGGTCTTCCTCTTTGAGTACCTTATGGAGTTTGACGAGAGAGTCTCCAAAGATTTCAATCTGCCCCATATCCTGCCTATTTTTACTTCTCATTTCTGTTTCTCCTTAACCCACGATGAAGTTTGCTCCATCGTGGGTGATTGTATTTATATGTGTAGGTTAAATGTTATGCCGCAAACCTCATAGTTTCGTTGTAGATGGTGTTGAAGATTCTCGCCACCTTGTTCGCTCTTGTTCCTACTGCTCCCGTATAGGCAACCTCTGCCATATCCACAGACTTCTTTGTAGAGGCAGGATTGTAAATCGGGTAGGTAAAGGCATTGAACAGTTTCCAAGCCGTGTCGCCGTGGATCGTAAGCGCAGTTTCGCCGCCCTCGAACTGTGCCATTACCTCATCCCTACGATTTTCTGTCTTTGTGTAGCCAATGCTTCCCTCTTCTACACCTTCCTTGAATGGGTATATAGAGTCCATAACCCTCTTGATGAATGCGGCATTCACATTCACTCTGGCAAGACCCTCCGATTTTTTGCGGATTTCCATAGCCCTGCTAATGCTAGCATGAATAACCTCTAGCGCAGAACCAACATAGAGTTCGGCATTCTTCGTGTGGCGAATCTGGAAGCCATCCTGCTTTGCCTGTTTAATGGCAACAGGAATCTGGTTCTGACACCAAAGGCGTACATTAGTGAAGCCTATAATGAGACTTCCGTAGCCATTGCAGGGATTGGAAAACATCAGTCTCATCTTGTTGGGAGACTCGTCGCCGTTGATGTGGAATTCATCGCCAATCTTCGCCATAACAAGACCAGTGCCGCATCCGTGAATCGTACCTACCGTTTCAAGACTCATCGTCGGAACGGACGGCATAATCTTATTGCAGATGTAGTCGAAAACGTCGAGGTGCTGAACAGGCTTAAATTTGGTACCGATTCCAGCAGAAGGAATGAAAGCATTGTTGTCCTCGCGAACCAGATGGTAATGCCCAGGAATCTGACGACCCTCTACATCGAACGATGGCTTCTTGATGATATTGAAATCAAGTGCCGAGCGAACCTCCATAGGGTCAAGACTATCCCTTTCAATTCCGTCAGTATTGAAACACTTCGCAACACCTTTTGTGGCGAAGCACTTGTCGTTTGCTGTTATTGCTATCATTTTTTTCTCCTTGTTTTTTTTGTCCTTGTTGTTACCCCCTTTTTGGGGGCTACGGCATATATTATAGCATATCATGCAGTTGGATTGCAAGGGGGCGGAGAAAAAAATTTGAGACTACACGAAATCGCCGTCGCCTAAGTCCATTTCAATGCCATTATCTATATCCATCTCATCTTCCGTCTCTGTTTCGGAAGACGATTCCACTATAGAAGGAGTCACAACTTCCGGCTTCTTGGTCTCTTCTCTCTTAGATGGTGGCTTCGTAGGGCTTTTCTTTGCTATGGTCTTCTCTTTCTCTGCCATATGCTGCACTTCTTGTTGTAGAGGGAGTTGGTGTTCTTTGCTCCGAAATCTTCCTTCTGTTGTGAATATTTGCGGTGGAGAGTCCTTGTCCTCAATCTCGGTTAGCGCAGGCTGTTCCCTGCCTTCAATACTACAACCGACAACAGAGATTATTTCAGCGGCCAACATCCTTTCGTCTCTTACTTTCTTCCCGTTTTCCGAAAGCACATAGCGGTGTACATCCTTCGACCAGTCTTTCGCCGTGTTGTTGTGATGCCTAAGATGTAGGACTATGTTTTCCGTGCCAAAGTCTACAAGTACATATTTACCCCTGTCTATGTCTCTAAAAACCCATATTCCCTTGTTCTTCCACAGATTGAATAGTGCCGGGGCTCGCTTCTCGATGAAGCCCTGTTCGTACAGGATTGAATTGAATTCGTTTGTCAGTTCCACTCGTCTTGACACATCCCCAACGGTTACGATGAAGTCGGCATCTTGGCTAACGTTTCCATCTACCTCAATGATCCGCTTGGAGTCCATTCCGTTGTGTCTTATTTCAATGCCCTGTCTCTTAAACTGCTCCATCGTAAGGTCTTCCAGAACCCATCCCGTGATGAGGTCTTTGAAGTATTGAGTCCAGGAGCGATTATCACCCTTTCGAGATATTGCCTTTGGACTCTTGGAGCATGCTATATATAACTCTTTGAGTTCCTTATCTCGACTAATCGCAATCTTTGTCCCTTTCTCGTCGTTTTCGTCGAGTCCCATTATTTTCACGGCTACTGAATAGTATCCGAATCTCTTGCAGAAGTCCTGTAGATTGGAACCAGACCTCTCCTTTATCCAAGAGCCTACCTTCTGTGAATATGTACTCATTATGCCTCTAACAAGTCTTTCTTGATTATGTAGTTCGCACCCATTTTATCGGCTATATGCCTGAAGTTCTCCCTAAATTTTGCCCAGTCCACTTCTTTTGAGTGAGGGTGGTAGTTGAGTTTACCGACCTTCCATAAATCAACTATACGGGCATTCTGAACATATCGGAAGAATTCCAATGCCTCGTCGGGATAAATCACGGGCTCCATACTCACCCATGTGTAAATTCCCATTTCGTGAGCCTGCTTTAGGAGAGACAGTCGTTCACTTACGGAAGATGCATTTGGCTCCCAATCTCTTCGCTTGCTGTCATCGTAGAATGCACAAGTCACCCCGAAGTGTGTCCCGTTCGCCTTAAACACATCAAAGTCCGGCCGCACTATGTCATACTTTCCTTTGGTGAGAATGTTGATGCCTATGCCATGCTTTGTTGCCGTCTCAATGCAGTATCGAGTAAGGTGAAGTTCCGATTCAATATCTGGGTAGGGATCGGACACAAAGTTCATGTGAACCCTTCTCTTGTCTCCGGCTTTCTCTAGTTCTATACAGTCCTTCTCAAACCACTTTTTGACTGCCTCTATCCGAGGAATAGCGGTTTTGTGATATGCTTCTCTATCACATCGCATCACCGACGGTGCAAAGCAATAAGTACAGGCATTCGTGCAGTGGGTATAGTCGTTGAGGGCCAAGTCGGCATACTCCTTCGCCCTTCCCCTCGGCTCGTATATGATGTGCATTATTTCACCTCCATTGATAGTAGTGCATTGCCACATGTAATTCTATCTTCATCCTCCTCCTTGGAGGGAACAAAAACGATTACATCCCACCCCATCGCAAGAAGCGGCTCCTCGAATTGACGATACACATCATATCTATCATATCCTCCATCCGTTAGGATTCCATTGGCTTTTGCCTCTTTCGTCTCGTGGATAGGCGTAATCTTCACAATGAACTTCTGCGGATCGAAGAGATTCGATAGTTCCTCGGCATCAAGAATCGTGTCTTTCGTCACGGGGAAGTTTAGGGTGTACTTTCTCCCTTTCGGCATCGGGAGATATGCGGCTATTGTCGCAATGTCGGTGAGCGGCAATGACATCCCGTTGAAGAGTTCGTTCCTCTGGTCATTGTCCGTGGAGTTGATGGAGAGCTGAAGCCCCGCCTCGCCTCCGTATACCTCGTTCTTGATGGAGCAGAATGCACCAAGCACCTTCTCCAGTTGCTGCTTGCCTATGCTTTTGGGACACATCGTGGTGAAGACGGGGTGAATTACATCGGCCTTCATATTTCGGTTAACCAACCCCACTAGGTCTTCCTCTATGAATCCTAGAACATTGGTGGCATTAAGTGATGGTTCTCCCATCCGAGCAAGATGTAGGTTGAATCGCTTTGTATATTCACATCCGCTAGCCTTGATTGCATGTTCTACTTCAAATGCAAGTTCCGCTTTACTAGCATTGCCGCCAAACTTCACCTTGGGGCAGTCGCAGAAGCGGCATTTCATTGGGCATCCCTTCTGCGTAGAGATGGTGACTACCATCTTGTCCTTAAGGTCAACATCATGGTGTGGAACGGAGTTTATTTCCTTTGTCAAGCCTAAAAAGTTTGCCTTGATGTTGTTGGCTTTGCCGTAGTCTCCCACATAAAGCCATTCGAGGTTCTTCTCCGTGTCGCAGAAGATGCACCCTGTTCTGGTCTTGAATTCCTTTACCATATTTGAATTCCTTTCCGAGATTAACCCTTTAGCACGGCGAGGGGTGTAAGACGGACAATAGGCTTCACCAAGTCAGCCTCGTTCGCAATGACCTCTTCAATGTCCTTGTACGCGCCAGGAGCCTCCGACAAATCCAACTGACCCTTCGCCTTGCCCCTACGTACGCGACTCCATCGTTCGCACACAATCCCCTCCATCGCCTTGTTGCACTCCTCTTCAGTAAGTGTCTGGCTTGCTGCAGAACGGCTCATCTTCCTTCCTGCACCATGAGAACAGGACATGAAGGATTCTGGGTTGCCAAGACCCCTTACTAGATAACTGGCTGTGCCCATAGAACCGGGCACAATACCAAATTCCCCTTCTCGTACACGGATTGCCCCCTTGCGGTGAACCCAGACATTCTCCCCGAAATGGTTCTCTAAAGCCGCATAGTTGTGATGGCAATCGTTCTCTTCGGTGAATACAGCCGTTCCTAGTCCGAACTCGTCCAGCGTTTCCTGAAACGAACTCTTCATGGACTGCATCATTCGCCGTCTATTCTCAAAGGCATATGAAAGTGCAAAGTTCAAACACTCGATGAACTCCTGTGTAACCTTCTCTCCTATCGGTAAGAATGCCAAATGAACATCTGCCAAGTCTACAAACCATCTTGCACAAAGTTTCTCTGCTATTTCAGAATACTTTGTACAGATGCGATGTCCAAGATTACGAGACCCAGAGTGTAGAAGAAACCTGACATACCCATCTTGGTCTTGCTCTAGTGAGCAAAAATGATTACCCCCACCTAGCGATTGCAGGTTCTTCCTGTCGCGGTCGGATATCTCGAATGGCGATTCGTCGAACATCTCCCACTCTTGATTCTCACGATGGCAATTCCCCTCGCCAAGCGGGATTTTCTCTTTGGTCTTCGTCATCCAGAAGCGGCGAATCCGCATATCGGCTATAGCTTCTGCCTTTATGTTTGTCTTTAGTGTACGCATACCACAGCCTTCGTCCACGCCAATTGCATTAGGACAAACTGCATCCTTCAACGCCATAACACCACCTATGGGAAATCCCATCCCCTGATGTCCGTCCGGCATTACCGCCACATGACGGAAGATGCAAGGCAACTTTGCAGCATTTGTCGCCTGTTCTACTGCACCCTGTTCAAGATTGGTAGCCCAATTCTTGATTAGATACCCATTTCCACTAATGACTGTCATTTATTTTCTCCTTTTAGCCTTAAATCTATTTCTTTTACAAGTGAAGTCAATGTCGCCTGTTTGTCATGTCTAAAATCATTCTGCCATATAATGATTACGGAATACCCCGCATCCTCTAGCATCTTCTGTCTTTCTAAATCCGCATCCCAAAGTTGACGTGCCGTCTTTTCTTTCTTTACGATATATTCTTCGGCTTTATACAATGTTGGGTTCGCATGGAAATAGTCTCCATAAAATTCAACAATTACTTTTCCATTTATGACCATATCTGGAGCAAGGAACTTATTGTCGTCTAAGCAGACTTCATCATCGCTAATCACATACTTCCCTAATGACTTAAGATATTCGTAAATTTCCCTTTCTTCTTTTGACTTTTTGTTTTTCCTTACCCTAAAGTGATTGCGCCCATCTTTCCAGCACTGCGAGAATACATCACCTCTCAATTCCCTTAGTCCTTTTATTTTATCATAAGAAGCCTTTGTTCGCTCACTTTGTCCTCTTCTAAAATCATCTCCTCTATGCAACCCTGTAGCATTCTCTACAACCTTTTTCCGATATTCTGGGTCTGTCCAAAGTTTTCTAGTAGATTCGGCACATTGAGATTTTTGTTCATCCGTGAGTTTCTTACCGTACATATGATTGCCAGCCCCGCGCTGGTCTATTGTCATACGACAATGAGCACATGACCCTGTTTTGTTTGTATCCCTAACAGGTTTCCCACAGTGTTGACACTTAAGTCCTTTCTTGAAATAATATTGATGATACTGTCCCATAATCACTTCTCCTTAGTAGAGAAAACCCGCCGTAATGAGGTGAAAGACGAATCTTTGTAGGATTCGGACTCACTACGAGCGGGTAAATTGTGATTGATGTTTTTCACGGTCTTTCACCTCCGTTGCCGCATATTATACCATAAACAGGCGACAGAATGCAAGGGGGTATTTTAAGAAATTTTTGCCTAGCACTTAACTGGCACTCGCCAGTTGTCTTCTTTCTTTGCCCAAAGCATTTCAATTAGCCTTTCTATTGTTGTTAACTATTTTGTGTTCGCCTATTACCATCTGTGGTCGATAGGCTCTTTCTACCGCTCTAATCTCCGCATCGGAATGCCCTTGTGATTTGAGAAACTTGCAGAGACAATCCACACACACCGAGGTTGTAGGTTTATTCTTTTCATCGTGCCGTTCAAATTTCATGTCTATCGAATCGTTGTCGGTGGAGATGAATACATCCACGGCGAAGTTTTCATCTATGGTGTTTTTGCAACCATTGCAAACTATAGATTTCCTATTGGTCTCGTTAGCCATTCTTCTCTCCTCGCTTGCTTAAGTCAAATGTTGGGTTCTCGATTTTGCACGAAGGGAAATATCCACGAAACAAGACCGCCTCCAAATCTTCCGTCTCCGTTAGACGATATGGAAGAACCATCGGTACAATGTGAGACCGCCAGCATGAGTAACTACCGTTGATTCCCTTCACAAGATTGGGATTAGAACATCTCTGTGCTTCTGGTATTCTAGACACTTCTTCATCGGACAGTTCTTTAAGGTAGTTCTCCCTATGGTAGAAAGTCCCCCTCATAAAAGCGGGGTCTGTATCCTCGTAGAAGCAGTATCCCTTCATCCGCATCATGTGTATCTTCTCGTCAGAGTTCTTGTTCTGCAACTCATTGTGAGAGAAGAAGTTGAGAGCCATCCCCGAAATGCTGTTCTTTATGGCATCGTTCTCCCGCCAGAGGAAGCAATTGGCGAGTTCCGTCATGTTCGGTACATTGAACACACGACAGTCGAAAGAAGGCGGGTTCCGATCCACCTTCGCTAACATAGTATCCAAGTCGTATTCGTCTTCAATGCCTCTTACTATTCCCCGAAGTATCTTATAGATGAATTTTGCACTAGCCAGTGATGCTAAATTGCTTTCCAACTTCTGCACCCGCCCGTCGAACGGAGCCTTGACGATGTTCTCCCACCCTAGGGAAATCTCGTCGCTCTGCACATAGCCTAGACAGGCATTCGTCTCTTCAACAAGAAACTTGCATGTCTCCTGCATGACCTCAATGAATGCCTTGCTAAACGGCTTCTCCAACCCCCTACAGAATGTATGAAAAGCCCTTCCGTCTATCCTCGCATAGACGGGAGTGTTGGGCATCAACTGACGAGAGGTGGACAATGCCTCATAAAGTTTTAGTCTATTGCCTAGTGTATCGTGTTCTTGTTCTTTCTTGCTCATCACCAATCTCCTCCATCGTTAGGTATGTTAATGTCCTCGCTTCCAACAACAATGTTGTTCTGATTGATACATCCATCTTGTCTAAACTCTGGCTCCTTGTTTCCGTTGCCCTCTTTCAATAAGACTGCGAGATGTGAGTTCGCAGAAAACAGCCAAAGCCTGTTGGTATGTTTGTTCCACTTCTTTGCCAGTCGCTTCAAGGAGCGGATACAGGACTCCTCGTGCTCCGTAAGTTCGTAACCTGCTTTAGTTCTCATTTCTCTCCGCAAGTTTGAGGTTGACGACCTCTCCGTTCTCATTTAGGTCGCCGAAAATCTCGTCCGTCCAGTCATGACACATATCTATATCCTTGCAAGCGTTCCCCGACCACTGCAAGCCGCTGTATATCCAATAGACAATGGCAAGAAGGAACTCGCGCCCATGCTCGAAAGCATCTATGGGAAATATCGTCCTTGTGTAATTACTGCCGTATTGCTCGTGCTTCGTGATTATGGACCAAGCGACGCCATACTCCTTGCTCTGCGGGTCGACTCGCACAGAGACTGGCATTTCCCTACGCACTTGTGGATATCCGTCCTTGGTGTCGAAGAAATGCAGATATGTCGAACATCCGTTGGCTATATCGTTTGCCAGTTTGGGCACTACCATGTCTTCTGGGTGTCCAAAATACCGATTCGACTTATCTCCGACGCCAAAGACAGATTTAACTCCGCCTATCGCAATTCTTCGATATTCTGGGTCGAGTCCATGCCTCCACTTCTTGACTGCCGAATAGCCCGAGAGGTAGTGGTTCACATGGTCGCAGAAATACTCGTCTATACCGCAAATCGCCTTTGCGACGGCATTCGCTGGCGAGTAATGCATCCCCTCGTCCTCGTTCTTGAGTAATGCGCGAACCAACTGCTTTATCGCGTATTCTGTTTGGGTGCTTGCCATTTTTACTTCATCCAATCCTTGTATGCGTCTTCTTCTGAACCCTTCGGTCGTGCATCTATCACATAGTCGTGAATGTTGTATGTCTGAAATATCTTTCTAAAATGTTTGCCTTTGACAGGCAATTCATCAGTAGACCTTCGTACCTTTTTGTTGGCTCTTGCCTTGGCGAACTTGACACCTTTCCCGTGACTTCCTCCGTCCTTGACAAACCCGTGTTTCTTGATTGACCTACTCATACATCAAGCCTCTTAATTCTTCTACTACAATCTTTGCCTGTTCCCTCTTCCTCTTGGGAAGTGATTCGTCGTGGACGAACCACTTCTCCAAGAGTTTAATGAGCCTTACCATAGTCGGCTTATTAGGCATTACCCCTCCACGGAAGAATTGCCATTGAGAATCTGCTGCCGCTTACGGGCGAGAATCTCCTTAGCCCTCTTCATCGCATCGGTTTCCTTTCCGGCGAGAGCCGCATCAATTACGGGACTATCCTTCTGGTCATCGGTGGATTCTACCATGGGTATCTCCTGCTCGGTAGACACAGACTTCTTGCCCTTGCCCCTACGGACAATCTTCGGGATTTCCGCCATGTGGTTCTCCATACCCTCAATGTACCCATTCTTGATGATGAGTGTGCAGTCGTCGGGGTCGGTAGTAACCCTAGTGCCGATAATCTGAATGTCGTGGTCTTTTGCAAACTGGTCGAGTTCCGCAAGTGAATCGGAATCCAACTGCTCCAACTTGTCCACAAACATAAACTTGCAGGAGGGGTTGATTCGCATCACTATGGCACAACCAACACGAATCTTCATCGACTCGCTCATACAGTCCCAGGCCTTGCCGTTGAGAGTGACAACCTTGTTCTCCACGGAGAGACCAGGGTATGGAAGTCCCGCTCCCTGAAGGAGTGCATCCTTCTGCTTGCGGAGGTCTTCGATAACCGCCGTCTTTTCGTCGTACTTCAAAGCCTGATCGTCAGCCTCCTTCAAGACCTTCGCCCTTGCGATGTTCTCGCGAATCTTGATGTTAGTCTCTTCCACTGCATCAAGTTCCCTCTGAAAGACGGAAGTATCCTCAAGTGAGAAGTCCTGTGTCTCGGCAGCGGCTATCTTATCCGACAAGTCTTCAACGGCTTTATCGTTCTCCTCCTTCTGTCGTGCAAGAGCGGACTTGTTGACTTCGGCCGACTTTACAATCTGCTCCTTATGGGAAACAGCAAATGCCTGTGTAGACTTGATGCTCTCCTGCAGTTTGCGAATCTGCTCCTCGATGGAAGCAACCTTTGCCTTGCAGTCTTCGTCAACCTTCTCGCAAAGGGACTTTGTTTCTCCGTCAACCTTGGCAAGAGCAGACTCAATCTTCTCGCCGGTCTCCACAAGCCGCACAAGGTCTGCATTGTGCTTGTCGAGTTCCTGCTTTGCAGCCTGAATCTTGGCATTGCGGACATTCACCTCCTGCATGCGGGCGAGTATGTCGGACGGAGAGAGTTCGGTCTCCGGCACTCCCTCGTGGAAGGGCATTTCCTTGCCAGCCTTCTTCTTCTGGTCGCGGATTCGGCCAATGATGGTGCGCTCCTCGTATTCAGAGGTGATTGCATCATCCAACTTGTTGACCTCATCCTCTAGATGAAGTGCCTTGAGAAGAATCTCCGCCCTATCCTTGTCGGAACCATTGAGGAACTTCGGAAGGTCAAGAGCGAACTTCGTGATGAACTGGTCGAGGAGCTTCTGGCGGGAGACCTTGCCGTTTTCGTCGAACACCTTGAGGTCGGCGGAATCTCCAATGCGCTGTGCTACAATTCCATTGGAAAATACCATCTGGAGGAACGACTCGCCGTCAGTATCATCCTTATGATAGTTGGTCGGACGATAGGCCTCGCCTCCAATCGCATACTGCATTCCGTTGAGGACAGAAGTCTTGCCCTGATTGTTCTTACCGCCAAGCACAGTAGTTCCCGAAAGCGGGAACTCGTAGTCAAAGAGATTCACACCCTTGACATTCTGCATCGTGAAATGCTTGACCTTCATTACCTTCTGTTCGTCCATTTGCATCTTTGCCTTTCTTTGTAGTTGTTCTTGTACATCCTCATTTGAGGAACAGTAGGTATTATATCATATCTATCCGTCAGTTGTAAAGGGGGCATAGAAAAGAAAAGGGCAGAATTTTAATCCGCCCTTCTTGATTTCATGTGACACCAAAATGTAATCCTATTTATTCGCCTGCTTCGGCTATCTGTTTCTTGATGAATGCTATCTGCCTAGGGTCTTTTGCAAACATTAGTTCGTATTCCCAATCAGCTTTCTTCATGGGAGTTTTGCAGAGTTCACCAAACTCGAGATACTCCTCTTCGGAAAGAGGTTTCCCAACACTCTCTCGCCACTGGTCGAAAAACTTGAGTTCCAACTCTTCCTTCGCACCATTAGGAGCAGCCTCATATATCTTCTTCCAACTTTCATTCTTGCAGAAGAAGTCCAGACCTTCTTGGAACTGTTGTATTCTTGCTTTCATCTGCCCTGTTTCTCATCGTTCCATTTTGTTACTTGTTATTTGCAAGTTCTCTTTCTTCTTTCGCAAATGGTATTTTCCCATCTGATTAGTGGTATTCTCAATAAGATACTTCCATCCCTCTTCGCTCATATTCCTATAAGTTTCTTCCATCATAGTCTTGAACTCTTCCTCGTTCTCCTTGTCGTTCCCACCATCTAGCTGAGAGAATATCAAGTCGTAATATTTCTTTGCATCTGAAGGCGCATCATTGTAAAGCCCCTTCCAATAAGAGTTCTTGAAGTACCTCTTGTGCCCCTTCTCAATTGCTTGTTGCATTGTTGCCATTTTCATTTTTCCTTTGGATTTTTACTTTGAGTTGAGCGGACATATTGTACCATAAGTTGCTGTCAGTTGTAAAGGTGGTGGACAAAAAAGGCGGGAATTATAATCCCGCCTTACTTCACCTAGACAAACTTCTATCTCACTTGAGCCATGAGCCAAACTTCACTTCGGGCCTACCTTGCATTTGTTTTCGTGCTATATACAGTCCTAGTGCTTCTGCATGCCCGGCATTGTTGAGGATATAGTCCCATGACTCATCGTTCATTGTATGGTAGATTCTATCTCGTTCCTCATCAGCACCTATGCTTGCCATATTCACTTGCCCATCCTTGGCTATAGTGCCAAGTAGGGTTATCGCAAACATCAAGCGATAGTAGGACTTCGCACCTTCTGGTGCATTGCCGTACCGCTCTTTCCACTGTGGTTTGGACATAAAGATGCCAACTCCATTGTCTTCTAGTTCCTGTAGTTCTTTTGTCATTTTAGTTTCTCCTTGTTCTACTTTGTTATTCATTAGAAACTCGCTTAGTCCCTCTAGAAAGTCCAGGATTCTCGGCCTCATCATATGTTAGGTTGTATATTGTGTAACCTGAACTATAATTATATATGGAATTCTGATTCCAATAAAGCATCATTGCCAAAGCCCTGGCACCATCCTTGCAATCAATACTTATCTCTCCACTCTTCTGGAAAATCCCCACATTCCATGTGTCCGTCTTCCCTAAACTACATAGTTCTGTCACCTTGGCATCGTATTCCTCTGGAGTTAATTCCTTGTCAGATAGTGTTGTATGAAAAGTCACTCCGAAACCAGAGCAGTCCTCTCTTACCTCTCCTGTCTCGGAATTAATGGTTGCATACTCTTTGGTTTTGTTAGCCTCGTATATCTCGTCTCTTCGCTTCTGTGTGTTATGCCATTTCGTTTGCATTTCGCTGCTCTCATAGTCTTCGAGTTCATTGAGAAAATCGTCGTAAGCCGTCTTAAGATGGTCAAATGTGACATTCGCCAACATCGGCACATTCGCCAACGCACCGCTTTTATACAACCCTTCTAGTTCTTTTATCTTTCTATCATACGAAGGAGAGCTCACCTCCAGAAGGTCTATTTGCTCTGACTCCGACTTGTCTCTCTTGTAGAAAGGACATGACTCAGGAGATTTCGCCCTACAAGGTGTTCCGTCTGGGTGCTTGTATCCCACATTTTCATCCATTGCCGTTTTATCTGCGGCATTCTGCCTATCAAGCCAACTATAGAAGTTATCGCTATATATTCCCATAATCCCTCCTTGTGTAGAGTTCTTCACTCTACACTTATTGCCATTATGGCAATATATGTCTTTACCTCGCATAGTGGATATATTGTACCATAAATTGCCGTCAGTTGTAAAGGGGGCGGAGAGTTTTTCCTAATCCCATATCGGTACAAGGCGACAATGGCAGTTAATCATCTGTCCCGGATAACCCCGCTCTTTTGTCTTAAGGTTTATCACCGGCGGCTTGTCGATGTCAAACTCATATCCATTCAATCCATTGGGGCGACCATTTCTCTTTCCGCTCTTCCCATTCCATTGCCTAAGATGGTATTGTCTAGGATTCGTTTCGCCTTCGTGTACCCACCTAACTCTCTTGCATCCCTGCCCTTTCCACTTCTCAACAAGAAATCTCTCTGCTGCCTTGTGCATCTGGTCATCCGCTATCATCTCTGCTCTCGACTCATCAACTCCACCAATCCGCATTAGGTAGGCAACGAACTCTTCCCTTGAATATAAACCCTGAAACAACCTTAGTATATACCAGACTATTCTTCGATGCTCGTCTTCGCCGGGAATCGTCTTGATGAGGGCTACATTATCCTCTACTATTTTCTTTGCTCTATCTCTAGGAACGAAATCTATTAGGCTTCTAACCCTGCGTAGTCGATGTGGAAAGGACTCTTCTAGAGGTGACTTCAACCCAGAAAATGTTGAGTCCTCCGTCGATTTTTCTTGTTTATTGCCTGTCGCAAGATAGGAGAAGAAGTTCATGGCATTACACAAGAAATGCCAATTTGGAAAGGCTACCAGTTCCAGCCTTTATTCCTAGGTATTAAATCAGATTGCTGCTGCTGCCCATAATACACTTTGGTTTTAGAACCTATCCTATATCCATTACTGTTTCTAGAAATGTTAGCAAGCGATACTCCAACCATCTTTTTTTGGTTGGCATCGTCTCGTAATTCTATCATCTTGTTGATGATGATGTCAATCGTAGTCTCTTCACCTTTGTCTGGGTCAATCCAGTGAGTGTAGACACAATAGAAAAGATAGAAAAGTTCCTCCAAAGTCCTTTTATTGGTGCGTCTATCTAGGTGCTGCGCATCAATTGTCAGCCCCCACCCTGCATAAAATGGCATTCCGAATGTATGAACCTCCTTGCCGGCCATAAGAGCTTCCATTCCAAACTGAGACGAGCAAACATACACCTTGTCACACATTTCCATTAGTGAATAAGGATTGACAGGAATCGTGACCTTGTATATATTTCCCTTTTCTACAATGTCTTGGTAGTAGCCCTTTTTAGCCGCTTTCTTGCCGGCCATAGTATCGGGGTGTGTTTTAACAAGAATGTCGGCATCGGGGTTCTCTGCTATTGCTGCATTGAGCATCTTCTCAAATGTCGAATCATCAGCCAATCCTCTCCTAATCGAGAAGTCTCCATACGACTGATCTACCACAAGAACCTTGCGAACTCCATGCCGCCCAATGGCTGGACAATCAAGCGGCTGATGGTTATATTTGGAAATCTTGTTTTCTACTATTTTTCCAATAAGACCTCTCGCCACCTTCTTCTGCTCATCGGAAACCACCACCTTTGGGTCATTGAGCATAGCCTCTATGGTACTAACTCTTGTCGCATCGAAATAGTAGGCTTTAGTATCATATATTATGGAATGTGTTTGACGATACTTCCACGCTATCTCATTGTTTACAAAAGTATCATAACTTCTAATGAATCCGTCTTCGCAGAACACTATAGGTGCTTCGTCGCGATAAGCCATCGACAACGAATCTATGTTTTTAGGAGTGTTCCCATTGCCCCAAATAAAACACCAGTCATAATGCTTTTCCGCAAAGGTGTCGTAGATTCTCATCTTAGGAAATGTGTGCGGTATCACAAGGTTTTTACCGCAGCGACAAAAACCTACACCACTTGTGTTAGTGAAAAGCTTAGCATTCTTGTTAACTTCTCGGTCGATAGCCGTATAAAGATTTTCTAGAAAGTTGCCTGCTGTTATCACTGGTTTCATATTGTAATCCTTTTGATTAAGTCCGCAGCGTTCATTTCTCTGCCAATAAGTCTCCATATTACAGTGAGACCCTTTATCACCTGCAATGCACTGCACCGCAACGCTAGGGTATGCAAAGTATAGTTTTCTATCTCTGTCCCAATAAGTGATGTTTCGCCATCCACGTTTGAAGTAGAAATCAGAGTTCCGTATCCGATTTCCCCTAATTTCTTCCTCTAAGATACTCAAATAATGATTCATCCCGCTTTCTGAAAGCGCATACATTCCACAGGACGATGCCGTATCATAGTTTCTCCAGAATTTATTAGCGGGCAATCTGGTTACATCATCTTGGAAATCATCCTCCGTCATATCACCGGGCTTGCTTCTGTCGAATAGAGCCAGGTCGTAATTGTCCGGCAGAGAATCTACTATAGTTCTTATCAAATCCAAATCTTTAAGGAATCTAATATCATCCTCCATAACTAGAATGCTTTTACAACCTAACTGCTGAGCTGTTTTTATAGCATTGTAGTGGTTTACACCCATAAAGAAAGAACCACCCTTAGCATTGTATGTACTCTTCCCAACACAGTTGAAAAGTTTGTCTCGATACACCGAAGGGAAGTCCCAATGAATATGAATCTTATCGAATAGCCCTACTCGTTTTAGTTCCGGCAGCAATTCATAGTATCTTGTCTTGTATCCTGTGTAACATATGAGCGCTATATAGTCGAATCTATCCCATAAGGTATTCATAAAATCCTCCATAATCTATGCCACAAAAGTAAAAAAAAGACCGAGCCGACGTTCAATCTATTTTGTGGTTTTTCGTAATGAGTGAATATTGCATAGCATCCCAGGCATCGTCTCCTTCAAAAGACCTATCTAGCAATTGCTTCGGAACCCCCATCGGGTCTATGTATATTCTCTTCTGTTCCCTCAACCAATTTATTGCTTTCCGCTTGGTTTGAGAAACTGCCGCCGACAGTCCTATTAACCCACACTTACTAACAACCCGTTTTGCGGATTGTTCTGGACTGCCGACGGCGAACATTACAGACCCTCTCCCAAAGACAGTTTAGTTCCCTTTGGATTTAGGTTGTAATGCCCTTCATCCGCACCCGCGGACAAATCACTATTAATGCGGCTTTTTGGTGAGTATGGCTTAACACTCTTGCCTTTGCGCATCACCGGTCTAAAGATATCTTCTTCATCTACTTTGTGAGCAAGATGCTCGTCACCTATGTTTTTGCTGACGTCCTCATGGTTTACGGCGGCTTTTTCTTCTGCCACCAAGGGCAACATCATCTTCTTGCGGCGATAATACTCTTTCTTTGGACTAGACGATGCACCTTTACTTTCACATCCATTCTTCTCTTCTTGTCCTGTAATCAAGGCATAAAGGGCATCGACCTCATCGTCAACATCATACCAGAAGCCATCCATTGTCATTATGGAAACAATATGCCGCTCTTTATCCTCAAATACAGAGCAAATGGCATCTATAGCGATAAAGCCCCTGTCATGAGACTTATTCGCTTTCCTGACCTTTATGAACTTAGGAGGCATATTCTTCAAATCCATCCTTTGCAGAGTGCAACAATCCCAAGTACAAGACCGATGACAACCGCAACGCCAAGAACTATGTTCTCCGTCTCTATCATCGACTCGCACATCCTTTGCCGTGTCTTGCGGTCTGCGGCCATATACCTATACCACGACTCGTCCAAGTCGTAGAAACTATGCTTGCCGTATGGATTATCCATTTTGTATCTCCTTTTTGTCCTTGAATTGAAGATGACAATATTATATCATATTTTGCTTTCGGTTGTAAAGTGGGTACACTTTTTTTTCCGCAAATAGTCTAGTATGTAGTATCCGCCTTTGTCCATCTGTTGCTGCACTCCTTTGTATTGAGTAGCACACACGGTCGGATAGACATCCTCACCGTTGGAAGTAACCCTGCGAATGTACTTCTTGGGGTGCAACTCGTCCTTATGCCGCATTCTTTACCATGTCTTCGGTTATGATAATAACCTTCCCATTCTCCTTGTTGTCCGGTGCGGAGAACATAATATCTTTCATAATATCCTCCATTTCTGCTCGCAGACCTCTTGCTCCAGTCTTTCTTTCAATAGCCCGCTTCGCCAGACTCCTAAGGGCGGCTTTGTCATAAGACAAATCTATTCCGCTCTGCATAAGCAATTTGCGATACTGCTTTGTAATGCTGTTCTTGGGCTCCGTGAGAACTCTCACAAGTTCATCTTCTGTTAGTTCCGTCATTTCGGCTATAATAGGAAGGCGACCTACGAACTCAGGAATCAATCCAAACTCAACAAGGTCTTCGGGACGAACTCTCTTAGATATATTCCTTGCCTTTTCGTCGGCTTCTATAGAACCGAATCCAATAGTTCCCGAACCACTACTCTTCTTGATGCGGTTCTCCACAATCTTGTTGAGACCGACAAAAGCACCTCCGCAGATGAATAGTATGTTAGAAGTATCTATCTCGACATACTCTTGGTCGGGGTGCTTACGACCTCCCTTAGGCGGAAAACGACAAGTAGTTCCCTCAATTATCTTAAGGAGAGCTTGCTGGACTCCTTCCCCGCTAACATCACGGGTGATTGAAACATTCTGGGTCTTAGAAGCTATCTTGTCAATTTCGTCCGTCCAAATTATGCCCATTTGAGTTCGCTCAACATCCCCTTCCGCATTGTTATATAAGTACCGCACGATATTCTCGACATCCTCTCCGACATATCCCGCCTCTGTAAGAGTGGTTGCATCGGCTATGGCAAACGGAACATTGAGAATCTTAGCAATTGTCTTTGCTAGAAGTGTCTTACCACATCCAGTAGGACCAAGAAGCAGAATGTTTGATTTCTCTATCTGGACATCCTTGAGGTCTTCATCTTCCTTACCTTTGGCATTGAGACTTCTTAGGCGGCTATAATGATTGTATACGGCAGTCGCAAGTGTTTTCTTTACATCGTCCTGTCCAATGACATGTTCATCAAGAAGCCCAACCATCTCGCTTGGAGTTGGTATCTTATCAAGTGAGAACTTCTCTTTTGTGATATTCTTGTTCTGTTTCTTGTTTACCAAAGGTGCTCCATCGGTTTCGGATATTCCAACCGCTTTCTTTGCACACTCGTCGCAGATAGCCACTCCTCTCGGTCCAACAATAACATTAGCACCTTCTGAAGGAGTCTTCCCACAGAAAGCACAACGAGGCATTCCTCGTCCATTAACAATATGCTTAAGGTCTTTTGTATTCATAAGAAAAGCTCAAGGAAACCCAAGTCTTTAGACTTGGGAGGAATTGGGCAATCTCCTTTCTTGTAGTCGAACATACAAATATTATACCATACCTTTGACTAGGGAAGCAAGGGGGTAGAACCAGAATTTTACATTAAAAATGAAAACGGCATTGACTTGTTAGCAATAATTGTGATACAATACCAACCAGGAAGCCATAAATAGCCCTATGCTGACCTACAAGACAAGACTAATGTTCGATTCCGAGGAGGTGCAATCCTTCTGGGAGGAGAGAATGTGTCTTGTGAGGGACTGCTACAACTTAGCATCTACGATAGCCTACAAAGAGAAACTGCCATTGAGCCTTAAGTCTTTCCACCATAGGCTCTATCGTGAAGAGCGGGAGAAGTTCCCATCGCTCCCGTCGCAGGTGTGCATCAAGGTGAATCAATTGGTTCTCGCCAACTACCGCACGGCGAGGGAGAACAGGGCCGAGCTGGAGAAGCCGTTGGAGATGAAGAGACCTTCCATCGGACTCGACAAGCGACTCTACTCCCGCATGACGAGGGAATCGTTCTGGCTGTCCAGTGGCGATAGGAACAAGAGGACGGAGGTGAAGTTCGTCCGCTACCCCAAGTTCGACGAAATGGCGGCGAAGTACAGAATGTGCGACCCGGTTCTCCAGTACGACGAGCGGAACGGAAACTTCTATGCCTGCATACCTTTTCTTGCTCTTGACACCACTCCGCTGCCAGACACCTACATAGGAGTGGACTTGGGGTTGAAGAGGATAGCAACACTATCCGACGGCACGGCTATTACCGACAAGGAGTATCTTGCGAGGCGGAGAATGATTAGGCACAACAAGCGGATATGGCAGCGGCACAAGAAGCGCTCCCACTCCGCAAGGCGGAAACTCAAGGCAATCCGCCGCAGGGAAGTTAACGATTCAAAGAATTTCTGCCACCATCTAGCAAACACTATTCTGGCACACAATGGCTCCGTCGTGGTGATGGAAGACCTCTCCAAAATCAAACAGACAACATCGACTACCAAGGAAGGACACAAGAGGACACGGCACAACAACAGAATGTCGCAAATGCCGTTCTTCCAGTTAAGGCAAATCCTGACGTTCAAGGCACCACTACTCGGCAAGAGAGTGGAAACAGTTCCACCACAGTACACCAGTCAGGAGGATTGCAGAACGGGCAGCAGGGAGGGCTGCAAGAGACAGGGCTGCAGGTTCTACACCGCCGACGGCCTTGTGTTCGATGCGGACTGGAATGCCGCAATCAACGTCTGCAACCGCAAACACCCGACTCCGTTTGGTCTGCCCCTCGACGGGCGGCTGAACTTGGTCGGCAGGTTTAGTCAGAACACCAATCGTGGGTTGGGCAACCAACCTGCAAGCCCACAGGCTTTAGCCGTGGGTATCTGACCAGTTCTAGGCAGTCGCCGTATAGTAGCGTCAACTTACTCATATCTTGTGCCGATAAGTTATTCTTCCCTTGGTAAGGTCATACGGCGACATTTCCATCGACACAACATCACCTAGGGTGATGCGAATATTAAACTGTCTCATCTTACCGGACATGTGGGCTAAAACCTCTATCCCATTGTCTAGTTGCACCTTGTACATAGACGCCGGCAAAATCTTGACAACCTTACCCTGTACTTCTACTGCACTATCTTTTTCTTTCACTTTTACTCCTTCCGGTTTGGGTTAGACCTTAAACCCTCTCGGCATTAGCCCGAAATGGATTTCCTTGTCCCTATATATTCTTTTGAGTTCTCTTTCGGAAATAAAACCATCCCGCATAGCATCTAGATGCTCCTTGGGAACATCGTGTATGTTTCCATAGTTCTTCGTGAGTGTCTTGAGATAGACCTCATAGCCATAATCTATGCCAGTGCTTATCGTGTTAGCAAGCCGTTCTGTATGGGCTGCAAACACTCCTGTCACAACGAAGTCCATTCCGGTCTTCGCCATGTCGCGGACTGTCTTATTAAACCACTTAACGGCTTTCTTGTTAAGGTCGAGGGTGAAGACATATTTCCCCCTACGGGTGAAAAACATATCCGTCTCTATCCGCATTAGATGAGAGTACCTATCCAAAGCAAGCGAAGTCTTTCCGCTTCCAGGAAGCCCGCGTATAATTTGTAGCCGTGGTCTTTTATTTTTCATTTTCATATCCTTCTAAACACACACTTACCATTGCCCTTCTGGAAACTTCCCTGAATTTCCATATATCCTACAAGAGTAGATTTATCTAGAGGGATAACTTCTTCTAACTCCTTGTGCGGGAACCACACTTCTAGTCTCCGTCCCTTCTCTCCTTCGCTGTTGTGACGAATCCTTATCCGACACTTGCAGTCCCCTATTTCACAACTCCCTCCCCATACGGCATCCTTCTTGAATACGGCAAACGGCATACTCTTCTGCGGAAATTCTATCTCCTTTCCGTCCTTGTTGAGAAAAAGCCATCTATGGAGTTCGTGTCCTTTTAGATTCATACATTAAGCAACTTTCTTGCGGTCGATGACAACCCCCTTCCGAGCGAGGTTGGAGATGCACTCCTGAATATATTTTTTGTTATGTTCTGGATATGCCTTCCAGACATTCTGGTATGTTTGCCTAGTGAACTCCTCTGACCAATCGTAACCAATTTGCTTTCCTCGCCAAGCATAGTCCAGCCATAGTTTATTGACTTTATATCCCCGTCTCTGCATTTCCTGCATTACGACCAAATGGTATTTCCACAGAAAATCATATGGGTGCTTGAACACATAGTCCACAGTCGCATGCTTCCTGCCCCATCCTTTCCCCCTTAAGGCACAGCACTCCCTATGCTGTCCAAGCAACTGCTGCCTAGGCAACTGGTCTATTATCGCTAACGGCCAGAGTCTCATTTGAAGAAACCCTCCACTTTGTCAACATACCCTTCCGTCAACTCTATGAAGTTCGCCTTTCCCCATTCCTTCAACTTGTGAATCATGCCAACATTGTGAAGCACCACAATTATTTGATACCCAGCAGGTATTTCCGTTATGAACTTGTATACTTCCTTTACATTGTCAATATCCAGTCCAGTATCCGGCTCATCCATCAGAATTGTTAGGTCTTCGCTTCTCTTACTTCCTTCATCTTCTTCTTTTGAAGTATTGTGTTTATAATAATCTAAGAGTGTGCTAAATATCTTCTTGTAATGGTCGTTGCACATCTCCATCCTCTTCTCTATCACATCTAGAACCATCTTCTTGAAAGATAGATGCTCGTATTTCTTCTCCTTCGCTATACTTTCATTCTCCTTGTAGAATGCATTTTCCCCTTTAAGTAGATATGCAGTCATCATATTTAGAGAAGCTTGCCCCTGCTCTCCATTTGACCTACGGCTACCGAATATACTTTGAGAGAAAGAAGATCCGCTCGACATTTCATCGCCGCGTTCTATATCGCTCCCCTTGCGCAGATTTATTGTTGCTCTTCTAAAGGGTGATTTTACCTCGGTTAGATGCCAATACCCTTGGTCAAAGAGATTATGAATATGCATCTCCCAATAACCATACCCGCTAATATTTGACCCAAACTGACCTTTGCAGTTAGTGATAGTCCTTAGGACATTGAGCATCGACGTCTTACCGCTGCCGTTTTTCCCAACTACAACATTCACCCCCGGTGCGAATTCAAAAGTCTTCTCCCGAAGAGATGGCAGGTTGAACTCGTATCCAATATGGACGCTTTCTGGTAGTTTAACAGAGGTCGGATTTAAGAATTTTATGCTTTGAATCATGATGAAGATATTATATCATATGTTGCCGTCAGTTGTAAAGGGGGACCGAGGAAGAAAAGCACTGGAAAAAAATTAAAAAAAATCACTTACCCCCCTTTACAACCACCAAACAAATATGCTATAATACCTGCCGTTGACCACGAAATAGGATTTGCATTGTGCTTCTCCGATTGACTGGTAGGCAGAAAGTAGATACAAAAGAAAGTAAACCAAGATGTTCGCTCTAATGCAAAACAAGTTGTTGAAACTGTCAGACAAGCGCTGGCAGCACTCCTCGTTTTGCCTTAATAGCATCGAGTGCCTCCAGTCCTATCGCGAAGATAGTGTCTGTGCGGGACCGCGAACATTCTAAAGGTGACTAAATCCCAATAGGTGTAGCAAAAGCGAAGAGCGGCCCCGCGAAAGAAAAAGCGAGACCGCTTGAATTGTTTTTGTGGAATACAATCAAAAGAAACCACGTTGCTCTTTGACAACTGGAAGAAGATTTGAAATAGATGCACACGGGTGAATGCAAAGCCCGTGAAAATTGCATCGTATTGCGGAGATGCGGGTAGATAGTCCCGCACGAGAAGCCTGTTCACTAGGGGCAAGAGTACCGTTAGTTTAATTCGGGTTGCAGAAAACACCGCAGATGTTTTTTGAATTTCAATTCCAGGGTAGCACAATGGTAGTGCGCCGCACTGTTAATGCGGTGGTTGCCGGTTCGAGTCCGGCCCCTGGAGCCAATGGCGAAGTAGTCTCGTAAAGAGCGAGGAGCGACTGTAAATCGCTTGCGAAAGCCCACGGAGAGCGTTACTCTGATTCGCCATCATCATTTTCATTGCCTCTGTCGTCTAACGGTCAGGACAGTGGTTTTTCAAGCCACGAATGAGGGGTTCAACTCCCCCCAGAGGTGCCAAATGTCTCCATCGTATAATCGGTCAGTACGCCTGATTCTCAGTCAGGAAATGTGGGGTTCGAGTCCCCCTGGAGATGCCATTTGAGACATTTTATGAGACATTTTTCGAGACAACTGTCCAGAAAAGGGCATAAAGCGACTAGACCCTTTGTTTTTCGGGACAGAACAGATTTCAATGGAACTGTAGGCCAACTGGCAGAGTCACTTGCTTGAGGGGCAAGAAAGTGTGGGTTCGAATCCTCTCGGGTCCACCAATTTCAATGGGAGTATATCCAAATAGGTAAGGAGACTGCGGTAAGCGGTCGGGTGAAATCCCCAATATGGGTTCGAGTCCCATTGCTTCCACCAATTTCATAGAGGGTTGGCTGAGTATGGCTGAAAGCGGCTCCTTGCTAAGGAGTTAGGGGGCTTAAAAACCCCCTCATCCGTCCGAATCGGATACCCTCTGCCTTTAATGGAGGAATGCCAGAATAGTATTGGAGCGGTCTTGAAAACCGTGGCGGGAAACCGTCTGGTGGTGCAAATCCGCCTTCCTCCGCAATCTTAGTGGAAGAGTTCTCCTAAATGGTAAAGGTCTTCGCTCGAAACGAAGGGCGGTGAAAGCCGCATGGGGGTTCGACTCCCTCCTCTTCCGAAATTTCTTGGAGTGATGCCAGAGTAGTTATTGGAATCGGTTGGAAGCCGATGGCGAGCAATCGTCCAGTGGTGCAAATCCACTTCACTCCGCCATTTTAGTAGGTCTGCTTGGTTCGAATCCAAGTGTCGTGGTGACTGTTCGCAAGAACAGAGTAATCGTATGCTATTGGTGTGTCCATTATGCCGAGACAACCACGAGGGTAATCCGTAACACACTACGGAAATGCACCTAATGGCAAGGACCTACTTTGGGGCATTCGTATAACGGTTAGTACGGGAGATTGTCGATCTCCTTGCAGCGGTTCGACTCCGCTATGCCCCGCCAGATAGTATCACTTTAGAAGAAAACCAATTTCTGGGAGGGGCATCTTCCAGTGGGCTAGGCATTGTAAGACCAGCACCGCGAGGTGGGGCTGATGCCGTTTGAATCCAGAATCCCAACTGATTTGTCTTTGGGAGTATGCCAAAATGAGTGGGAACTGCTAGATGACAATCAAGTTCCTCTTGCAAGACGGTTCAGATAGGTTTGTGCCAGATTTGACATAGCACCAACATAAATGGTATAATACCTGCATCATGAAAAAAGATACAAGTATCCAGTGTAGCACCATTGACGAGACGCCATCTGTGTTCAACATCTTCAAACAGTGGCAGGCTTCCATCAAAAAGACCGATGAACCCATCAAGTGTATGTGCTGCCATCGCATAATGTCGGCAAAGACACCAAAGTTTGTCATGAAGATTAAGAGTGACAATGCACCATTTAGCATAGACTATGAATTCACGCGCTTGACAAATGGATTTAGCGATGACCCTGACACCCACTTCTTCCATGTCCACGAGAAGTGCCTTGCGCAGCAACTTGGATTCGGAGACAAGATAAGGGTTCGGAAGTGGGAAGGTATTGTTAAGGTGCCGAAGTGAACTCTATGCCGCGCTGAAGACGCGGCATCTTCTCACTTCGTCGTCTCGGCTTGTCGGCGGTTGCCCGTCAATAGAGGCGCGAAACTCCGTGAGCGTGACTTCCCGATGTTCCGTCGGTAGTTTTTTCAAATAGTCGAGCACCATGTGCCAGATGTAGGGCATGTTCCCTGCGGAATGCACATCCCTGTCTTCCGTGTAGCCACACCCGCATCTGTATACCCTGTCTTCCAAGGTTATGTACTGGTTTACTGTATGACACCTTGGGCAGAACTTGGTAGTCGGGATTCCCCTGTCAAGAACGACTGTCTGGGGCAGGCGCATTAACTTTGCCTTCAGAATCCCTAGGCAACTGTGCTGTACCTGTTTCCCGAACAAGCCCCTGTGCCACCCCGTAATCATTTCGTCCTGCATCACTATCGTGTCGTACTTCTTCAGTCTCGACACAATCTTGTTCGCCTTGTCCGTCTTGCGGTGCGTAATCTTCTGGTACTCTTTCTGGATTAGAAGGCGCGTCCTGTACCTGTTGTTCGAACCCTTCGCCCTGCGGAACATCTGCCTTTGCAGCCGCTTGAGCCGTTCGCTTTCTTCAACAAGCACATCTATCTTTTCGCCTTCCGATGTAGTCAAACTGGTCTTGATTCCAAAGTCAAGACCTATCTCCTTTCCGTTCGTCGGTTCATATTTGATATTCTCGTTGTTCCTAAAGCATGTCACTTTCAAGAAATACCCGTCCGCCCTGTGTATCAGGTTCGCGTTCGCAAACTCGTCTACTTCCTCCAACTGTCCGCCTGTACGGACAAGCAAGTTGCCGCTAATGCCTGCTATGCGTACCTTGTTAGCAGACTTGAACTTGTAGGTCACTCCGTACTGCTTCAAGGGTATGTAGGTCATCTCAGTCATGAAGTGCAACTCGCCCTTGGACTGTATTCCCCGTTCTTGAAGAGTTTTGATAGTCTTGTCATTAGCCGCCATCCTCGTAACAATCGCCTGTTTCTCCTGAGAATTGAGCACCCGCAGGGTATCGGTTACTTCGTTCTTGTCTTTGTTCCTATGGACAACCTCTTTAATCGCCCCTGTATTGATTTTGGAGAACCCGGTTCCGTTGTTATGGAGGTTAAGGACATGGTTGTAGAACCACTTGCCCTCTACAAATAGACGCTTTAATTCCTCTTTTTGCTTCTTGTTTAGCCTTTTCTCTACAATCTTGCACTCATACACAAACCCAGTCTGATGGCAGCGGCGCAATGCAGTAGCCCTGCGGGAAGCCACTATCTGTGCCTTCTTCGCGTCGGAACATGCCCGTATTCTATTTTTCGCCTCTCCCATTACCGTATGCCATCTTTTAACGCTTTGTTTATCATCAAACTTTAATGATTGCTTTCAATAAACGCTCCGCGATTCATATGCCGAACTAAAGATTCGGCATCTTTCTCGCGCCCCTTATGTAATTGGGAGCATACGGGTTTTTGATGCCCAGAGCAGAGGTTCGAACCCTCTAGGGACAACCACTCAAATCTTCTTCCAGTTAGTTGGCGACATCTGGTCCGATGATGAAAGAGCCTGTGCCGCTATTTTTAAACGCATTTCCAGATATGACATCTAGCATGAACCCAATATCTCCAGTTCTCACTGGAACCAAATGAAAAACAACATCTCCATTTCGCTCTATTTTGACTTCATGCAGTCTGCATTGAGCACCATTTGCAAGCAAAGACATAGATTTTCCTGTCAACTCTCCCATGACAACTTGCACAACATTATTTCCAGATATCTTGTAGTTTTGATGTGGGATATCTATCGTCAATGTCCTTTGCTGAGACATGGTAGATGCACCATATTGCTGATATGTCTTAGCATTGAATGTCAAGTCAAACTGGAAGGTCCCTAAAGAAGCATTCCCAGAAGCTCCTATACATCTGTAGCGGTCGCATGCATAAAGCATCGCTCCATAGTTGCTATTCCACAAAAACCTAGAGAAGGAGATAGAGAATACATCATTAGAAGTTAGTCCAAATGGAAGTACAATATATTGGGTTCCTGTGGACTGCAAATAGTCCACTTCTACAATTGGAGGAAGTTCTTCCGCATTGAAACTGCCTCTTGCACCGACACTACTTTTAACAATGTCGCATATGCCGACAAAGGGCAATGTCAAAAGTAGGGTTGCAATTAAAATCTTCTTCATAGGGAAATCTCCACTTTTAGAATCTTCAAGGAATGTCGTTGACCACTGTCCAGCCCTTAGGACATGCAGATTCTCCACGCGATATCGTTTGGTTTGTTCCTAACGTACTTGTGCAATGGAATGTCCCAACTTTGCTTACATTATGAAGCCAAGATAAGTTGTTGCTGCTGAATGACTGAAGTTCACAATGGACTTCATTTAAGGCTGTGCAATTGTAGAACATGGAATAGTAAGCATATGTACCTATGCTTTTTGCAGGGAGATAAGGCGATTTAGTTAGGTGTGTGCATCCGAAAAACATTTGCCGATATGCATGGTTGCCAACGTCGCTTGTGAAGGGTAATTCAGGAGCGGTCGTTAGAGATGTGCACCCACCAAATAAGTTATAGAACTGACCTTTCATTGTTGTGGAATTGACTTCCCCATTCAAAAGGCTGGCGATACTTCCAGATGCAGCAATCTTTCCTGTCAACACAAACTTCCTAGTCCCATTTATTGGTGCGATGTTCGTGTTCCCTTGGGGACCAGCCTTCAGATAAACTTTATCTCCTTCATTGGTCAAAAGAACAGTTGTTTCTCCGATGATAAATGGAGTCCATGTCGCTCCATCATACGAATAAAGCAGAGAAACTGTCCCAGGACTCCCAGACATGGACACAGAACTATTTTCTTGCTCTGCAGTGAAGCAAAGACCCCAGTAGTCAGTGTTCTGGAGCCCCTCAATGCCAGTGCCACGAGAGCCCAGAGAAGACTTGACGATGCCGCCAAAGGCTATTAACGATGCACTTGCTGCAACTATAGATAAAAAGACTCTAATATTCATTCTCATAGTCCGAACCTTTCCTTGTCCACTGCATAGTTGTGTAGAACTTCTGTCTCTGATAGTGCTTTAGAATAAAGAGCCATTCTAAATATCTTGAGATTGGTCGCCGGATGACTAGGACTCCCTATTGAAGTAAAACTCTCACCTGTATAATATTCACTTGTAGATCCATCATTTATTGCAATGCCATTCAAATATGACTTCCTTGGAGACGAAATTAGAGTGTAATGAGTTGGAATGGTTGTATAATTTGAGCAATTAATGGCGCCATTTCCAGTTATTACCGAAGGCCATCCCAATTTTCTTTTGTAAAAGATTACTCGATACGGATTCCTATAAGAAGTGTCACCACCACACTGAAACAAAGTGGGATATCCGCCTGGTATGTTGCTCATAACTACTTCGAGGGTAACAAAACTTGCAAGAGATTTCTGGCTTTTAGCATATTTTGTAATTGTGACTGAAGTGTCATGAAAAGAAACTCCATCAAATTCATCTAAATCATATCCATTGCCAGAAATGTCTTTCCAAATAGTTGGATTGGATTCATGCAAAAATGGTCCCGCATTCCACTCACCGTCCCACATGGCTATGAGTCCGTCTGTCACATACGGATTCTCCCATCCCTCCGCATTCTCAGCATAGCCTATCTCTTTCGCACCTACCAGAGACTTTGTGGGAGCCGCACCTGCACCCATCACTATGCAAAACATCATTAGCATCAATGTCAGTTTCATAAGTCACATCTCCTTAAGGCAGATTGAATCTCACTGTGTCGATAATGGAATTGTAACGAATCTCTTTGTCGGTCAAAGCGCGGGAGTAGCAACGAATGCAGTAGATTTTCCCCTTGAAGAAATCTCCTCGCCAGGTTCCTGAACCGCATAAGGGGTTTATTGGGTAGAAGTAATACCTTCCTGGCGCACCACTCTGAATCCTTTCCGCCCGTTGACCATTGAGATACCCAATTTTTTCCCTTACACTAACCGACATCGCCGTAGATGGTGCAACATCAATAACATAGCGAGTATTAGTAGGCCAATAGTTAAGTTGCAACTGATTAGTGGCAATATCTACATAGATTTGAGTTTCAAGATTTTGATTTGTAAAAAAGACACACCCTTTTGTGCTGGTAGCATCATATTCAAACACACATTCTATCTGAGTAGCCGAAAATAACCCAGACGGACAAGATAGGTTTGACGAGCCATTGAAAACGGCATGGTCGTCCCCGAAAGTGACAGACCCAAAATATCTTGAAAAATTCCTCGTTCCAATCAAGTCGTTCCACACGGTGGCGGAATCATTGTGCATATCCCATCCTGCATTCTCAATGCCATCATACATCGCTATGAGGTCTTCCTGAATATAATCGGCGGCGGTGGGGTTCTCGGGAATTCCGCTGCCGTCTTCGAGATACTTAGTGCCTGCCGCCCCCACGAGCGACCTGACTATGGCAGCAGGGGCTTGTCCCGCTGCTATTATACCAGCCAAGCCGAGACCATTCCTTATTATTTCTCGCCTAGTTGTCATCATTCGCCCCCCAACTCTGGTCCTGCAATAAACTCGCCGTTTTCGGGATATAAAAGTTCTCCACTTACCACATCGTACATACAGGCTACCCCATCGAAGTCCAGTACGGGCTTCAGGTGAATCAAGACTTCGCCGTTCTCCTCTACGATGAAATACCATATCTTGCTGTACTTCCCTATCTTCTGGTAGGGGGCGCGGTAGTCGGAAAGACCACATACATCCATGTATTGAGTTTGAACTACTCCATCTACAATAGTTACAATCATACGAACCCCTACATCGTTCCTATAAAGTACATACTCATGGTCTATAGTACAATCTACTTTTCTTAACATTGACCCCATTGGACCACTCCTAAAATATGATGCTTGTTCTGTATTGCCGGCTCCCCACTTCCTGATACCCGTAAATTCTGTCTGATCATTTATGTAAGTATCAAAGCCTATCCTTGCCCACGACACTGTTGTGACCGCCAACGAAGCCTTCCATTTTATGACATGGGTTGCTTCGGGTTTCAGTGTTGTAGAGACATAGGTTTGTGCATCTATGCCGCTTACCCATTGGAGTTCCGCCGCATAGGGAAGGTCGTCGGGTTCGATATAAGCCGTCTCAAACGAGGCTACACGGCTCTTGATTGGTTCTGCACAGACAGTGGCAGAAACAATCAATCCTATTGTTATTGCTAGTATCTTCTTCATAGACCAAACCTCATCTTGTCAATTAAGTAGTTATAGCGGATTTCCTTGCCTGTCAATGCTCGGTTGTACACCCTGATGGCATACACCCGACCTACATACGGCAAGGCGGACCATCCCGTCGATAGATATCCCAATGCAAGGTAAGATGTGTAGTTGTAGCTCCATCCTATGTTGTCCGACGAGGTGTAGGACTTCTCGAAGGCAATTCCGTTGCGATACCCACGGGCGGTTCTCCCCCATGTGTTGATTACTGCTACCGCATTCACTTCGTCTACATTCACCTCAATGCCCTTGCTACTCGTCCCAGAATAGTCCAGCGGAATCATCAACCCCTCGTTTGCGCTTCGGAGGGTTATTGTAGGTGCCCTATATTCAGCCATTAGCCCTATTATATTGGCGGACTGGGATTCAAAAGGCATGAAGATAGCCTCTATGGTGACGGCATTCTTTACCGCCGTAGGGTTCCTCATATATATGACCTTAGTGCAGGAAAGGTCAAAGTAACTATCGCCAACCTCGGTAATGGGATTCCCGTTGTATGTAACTAGGTCGTACCCATTAGGGGAGAGGTCCACCCATCTGCGGGCGGCATCGTCGTGTTCCCCATAGCCAGCATTCTCGATGCCGTCCCACATGGCTATCAGACCTTCCTGTATGTAGTCTTTCGCTGTGGGATTCTCGGGAAACTCATCTCCTACGGTGGCAGAGACATTCTTGGCTGCAACCATAGACTTGACGGGAGCGGCAAAGGAGACGAATCCCACCAGCACCGCAGCGAATGCAATCACTTTATTTTTCATAGCCCAAACCTCCTCTTGTCTATCTCGTAGTTGTATCGGACTTCCTTGGGGGAAAGTTCCCTATTGTAGAGACGAATGCACTTGACGGTCTTCGTCTTGTAGTTTGTGAGGGAACCTTCAAACCCTATGTGCATTTTCCCGTTATCGGTGCAGTAGTCGAACCCCACGCTGGCAGCAGAATCAAGTATGGTAACATTCTCAATACCATTGATGTATGCATTGTTGCGGCTATTGTTGGCATTAGAGCAATATCCCCAACGAATTGAGACAGCAACTGGAATCCCATCGTAATCCGTTATGTCGGCACAGCGGCAACCCCAGTTCTGGAAGTTTGAATATGCTAGAGGTACAATAAGCCTGTTGCTCCTCTTGATAATGATGAACCGAGCATATGGTCCACTTCCATATGGAGCAATGACATTCTGGTTGTAGTTTGCCGAGGCATCGGGAACTAGCACGACCTCAATTTGGGGAGTCAATGCACGAGTGCCAAAGTAGTCTGGACTTCTGGCATTGTTGAAAACGACCCCATCATCCAAGATTGTGTAGCCTCCAACGGGCATATCGTTGCCGTTTCCCGTGAGGTCAACCCAGGTTTTAAGAGTATCGCTGTGTTCGCCGTATCCGCTGTTCTCTATGCCGTCCCACATTGCTACCAAACCGTCCTGCACATAGTCTGAGGCAGTGTAGTCTCTCTTCTCTTCCTCTACATATTCTACACCGCTAGCACCAAGTATTCCTTTGACAGGACTCGCCATCGCGCTACTGCCAAGAGCCGCCGCTCCACCTACTAGAAAATCTCGCCTATTCATTAAAGACCGAACCTTTCTTTGTCGATAGCATAGTTATAGGCAATCTCTTCATCTGTTAATGCACGAGAATATATTCTGAAACAATGACTTCCAGAATAAGGTCCGCCACCCACGATTCCATTTGCGGGAAGATTAATAGCCCCATCTACTGGGTTCTTTCCTTGTCCATAATAAAGATTATTTCCATTATAACAGACAACTGCATTTCCACCATTTGTAACCCTCGAAGAAAGAGTAATGCCTTGGAATTCCCTAAGTTCTTTACATTTGGATACCAGTGATGAGTTGTTTATCCATCCATTCCTTGTGTTAAATACAGTTAATGATGAATATGGATATGAGTCCCCCAAATACCCTATCGTAAGAAAAGCCCCCCCATCAGAGTTAGGATTACCTACAGAAGAATTCAAACTCTTATAGCAAGCCTCTAAAGTTGAATTCTGAGATACATTAAATGTTGTCGTACCCGCAATATCGCGCATCCACCAGGAATACTTTACTGAGTTATCGTCAAATACCGCAGTATTATTCCATGAAGTTAGAACCACACCACCAATTATGTCCTTCCATGTCTTTGCACTTGAATCATGTACTCCACCGCCCGCATTCCACTCGCCATCCCACATGGCAACAAGACCGTCCGTAACATATGGGTTCTCCCAACCAGTATCACTCTTGCTTGTGCCCGTCTCTTTCGCCCCTATCAGGCTCTTAACCAAAGCAGCAGGCGCTTTCCCCGCCGCAATTATCCCCGCAAGCCCAGTTCCGCACTTCGCTATAAACTCCCGCCTACCTATATCTCTCTTATTCATATCTAATGCCAATATTGCAAGAGAGGAGTTTCAACCTGCCGCTTTGGATTAAGAATCTTCGCTTCTTCCGCTCTTCGTCCCCACTAGTCTCATTGGCGGTGGTTCAAAGTGTACCATCTTCGCCCCTTCCCCATGACACATAGGACATATATGAATATCCCTAACCGCAGGGTGTCGAAATATCAATTCCTCAGTAGATTCCGCAAAGGTATAACCGCAGAATGGATTAAGACACCGATAGGTGATAGTCCCTTCGCTATAACACTCTAAACCATCTTCATTTATGCCGCTCATAAGAATTGCGCGAGGAAACCCAATCCCTTTAGGGTTGGGAGGAATCGCGCATGCTCCTTTCAGTTAGTATTGTTGTTGATTTGGTTAATGGCTTGAGCCGCTTGTACGAGACCCCCGCCGAAATCTTCTTGCCGCCCAATGTCCTTATGTCGAACGAACCGCTGCTCCTCCGTCCAAACACAAAGCACGGAATCCCCCTGTACGACACCATGTCGAAAAGCCGGAATCCGAACACATACTTCGAGGCTTGGTTTGCCTTGCGATACCCGCCCTTTAATATAGTCGTCTTGTGCAACTGCCTGTTGTGGCGGCGGACGAACTTGTGCAGGTAGCGGTTGTAATCGTTCCTCTTCGCTCCGAAGTTCCCCGCTATGCAGAATGCATCGTTCGCATGAGACTTCTCTATGCCGTGCACACGACGAGCCATTGCAGTCTTGTATCCGTAGGTGAACCGCACCACGACGCCGAAGGAGTAGACATCGCGCATTAGGCAATTCCGCATTGCATTCATGTGCGCGTCGCCCTTGTGTTGGGGAGGCCGCTTCAACTTCAACCTCTTCTCGCCCTTGTGGTGGGCTTCGTGGCAGTCATGGCACAATGTAACAACATTCTCTGGAACATCCGTCCCGCCATCGGCACGACGGATTATGTGGTGGACTTCTAATCTCACGTTAGGGTCTTTGCGGCTACTCGCTCCGCATATACGACACTTGTGCCCGTCGCGGTACTTCGCATAGGCTTTCAGGTTCTCCCAGCCAGCCAAGACACCCTGCTGGTACTCCTCGCCTTGGATTTCGGGATTCTTCAACTTCTGCGAGTCGAACTTCCCGATTTCCACCACTATCTTGCGAACAGGCAATATCTTGCACACAAACCGTATCGCCCTGATATGCGAGTCCGCCTTGTGCTTGATGCTCGGAGGAAGAGCGGCATTGCCTCTTTCGTTCGCCCTGTTCGCCCACCTCGCTGGACGGTACCAATTGTGCTTGCGTCCTCGCCTGCCTCTCCTAAACTCCCTGCGAGCCGTCAGAAGTTTAGTCATATCGTCCCGTAGTTCCACCTGTGCGGAATACAGTTCTTTCTTTTCAGTTGTTGCGGAAAGCCCGATGTGCCTGCTTCCCGTGTCAACACCAAGCGTCACCGCCTGGATGCAATGCCCTACATCGCGCAGTATCATCACCGTGAATGGCTCGTAACGAACCACCTTGGCGACACCGCTCTTCAACAGATGACGAACCATATTACCGCGCTTAGTCGGCATCAATGGCTTCCCGTCTCTGTCTATTATGTATGTCATTGCTTTTTGGTTTGACCCTTTTTCAGGGTAAGTCACTCCCCTTACGGGGAGGTTGGGTGCCCATCGGGGCGTTGCAGAGGGTTTTGGTTAGTGCGCACACTGTCCCTGCCTCGCAGGACTGTTTGATGCGCACCCGCAGAGCGGCGGACTTGGGCTCACATCCGCCGGTGCCTGTACGTTCCTCTGTAACTGCTACTGTCACTTTCGGTTTTTCTCCTTTCGTTTCAGTCCCCTAGTCAGCGCGGACTCGCGGTCTCTTTCACCCACAAGCCCAACCCTTTAGGGTTGGGTCGCTGACCGTATTTACTAACAAGCAGTTTTTTTCGTCTTTGCAACTCCCCTCCTAATTGGAGGGGAGTATTCTATTTGAGTTCGAAGTGGTTTAGTCTTTCTGCTTCTGTTCCTCGTTTCGCTCCTTCGTGGAACGTCCCTTGAGGTAAGCCATCACATGGTAGCGGAAGTCTCCGACTTCGCCATAATCATAATCTCTCAGGTCGCAACCATAGAGACGTTGTACTGTCGAGCAGAATTTCTCAAAATCGAGGTTTTCTGCCGGTTGATTCGTATCGCGAGGCGGGGTAGCAAGTGTTTCACAAATTTGGAGAACAGACCCGATAGTGGCAAGCACAACCTTGTCGTTCTCGCTATCGCGGAACCTCTCCATTATAGTCCAGTAGATTTTGTCATCAGACATTGAAGCGGAAAGCCCCTTCGTGATGTCATAGCCGAATAGTGCCGTGATTAGTCGCAGAAATTCTGGTTTCTGATACGGCTTTTCCAGGTTATAGCGATGTGTGCTAATGCACTCGTCGAACTCTCTATTGCGTATGCATCCGGGGGAAGCCCCGACTAATATTTCACTTTTTTCCATTTCTGTTTTCCTTTGTTTGAGTTTGCGACGAATCCTCGCCGCTTGGTTTGTGTGTTTGTTTGAGTGCTCAGCCCTCTGATTGGGGCTTTGCGGAAGGTATTTTGACATACTCCCAACGCTGAAGCGGTTGGGATTCTTTCCCTCCCACTTGCGTGGTATCGTGGGCTTTGAGACTTCCGTCTCGCGAAGCCGCGCCTAGTGTCTCCACCGAGCGTCTTACTTTCTTCGCCGTTTCGGGGTTACTCCCTACTATGTGCGCCTCAAGAGTTGATGCCCCAACTCCGCCGCTTGCGCGACCTAAAGAACCCTTTTCGGGCTCAACACTTGGTATCTTACCAAAATTTCCTGTCACTTGTCAACCCCCTTTCTTGCTTTTTTCTCGCTTTCATCCCAACCCTAAAGGGTTTGGGTTCTCCCGCTCACTTTTATAGCATAAAGATTTCAGTTTTGCAACCGCAGGAACAAAAAAAAGCAGGAGCATTTCGCCCCTGCCTTCTTTATTACGACTTTTGATTAGTCTTACTTACGGTTCTTCTGGAACCACTCGTAGGCATCCTTGTCGTACTCCACCATAGCCCTTGCCCCATTATTGACGGGCTTAAACACCGATAGGAATCCATCAAGTGCTCCAGACACACATGCCCTAACCAGTTCTTCGTATTGCTTTGCCTTAGGGAAATGCACATCGAACACATAGTCTACTGCCTGTGCCGCCATATTAGCAAACGACTTGACAATTTCCCCTGTGCCGGCATCTATCTTTCCCGCTTCCACAAGGTCGGCAACCTTGACTGCGATAATAGGTCTCCAGGCATCTGCAAAAGACTGACCTTCGGCCGGCACACATTCGCGGACATCATTCAAGATAGTGACAATTACATTTCTTGCATCGTCCTTGATTTTAGTCTGATTGGCAACCAGACCCGCAGCATAGCCAATAGCTGTGGCTGTCTTGTTAATCTGCTCGGTGGTTGGCTTACAACCAGAGAAGCAGACAGAGGCTAGTGCGGCAACGCACATTAGTATTATTTTCATTTTTTCCCTTTCGTTTTATGTCTTAGCCATAGCAATCACCCGACCACTCTGGCATTAGACTAAATTATTTTTCTTCCGCATCATCGACATAGTATGCCATATTAGAAGAGTCCTGCATCTATGGCATCGTCCATTATCGCATACCTCACAGAATCTATTGGGTCATCCCCCCCGTTTTCCGGGTATCTTGATATAAACTCGCCAGCCTTGTTCTTAAGGTATTCACACTGTACGAATGCATCATATGTTATCGGACATCTCTTGGGGTCTATGTATATGTGCGCGAGACTCTGGAGGAATCGGTAGGAAAATCTTCTGGAATCTGGCCCCTTCTGTGCCGCCAAGCAGTTTACACCAAGTCCTTCCAACTCCGCTATGGACTTGGGTTCGGCTGCATCGCACATTATATAATTGAAGCCTATCTCTTCCTTCTTGTCCTTTAGAAGTTCTGCAAGTGTGATGTTCGTGCAGTTGAGTTCATTTATCTCGTCGAATATATATAGGTCTCTATGTTTCTTGTCATAGTGACTAGCGGAATAATGTAGCGGGTCGAGTGCGAATCCAAAGTCAAGTCCAAATCTTCTGCTATCAAAGGTGGCTATGAGCTCGTCCGACATCTCCATTGGGACAACGTTCGGGAACACCGCTCCACCGTTGCCCGTTACCTCGCCAAGGTACTCGTGCCTGTATGCTCGCTCATTGGTCTGCTTCAGAAGTTCCGCCGAGACAAAGAAGTCGTCTCCTAGCCACTCTCTAGGCACACCTCTATAATCCGAGTGATGGACATAGCGGTAGAGTTTTCCGTCAACTATCTGTGGCTTGGCCGCCTCTGCATTAACCCAGCAAGCTGTGGTTTCGGGCGGGTTGTAGGAGCAGAATGTCTGGAAGTAGTGACCGCCGCGCCGAAGAGACTGGAGTACATTTCGGACTTCCTGAATACTATCGAACTCCGCCAATTCTTCAAACCATATCAGACCGAAGTATCCGAAGGGGGCTTTGAGAGATTTAACTTTCTGTGGGTCATCAAGTCCACGAAATAGAATCTGCTGTCCTGTTCTAGTATTTACTATCTTAAGAGGCGACCTCTTGAATAGCCAGTGGTCTGCAATGGGGCGAAGCTTTTCGTTGATAGTGAACTCAAACTGTGAGTAAACGGAATCCGCTAGGTTCGTCCCAAACTTGCGAAAGCACACACAATGTAGTTTGGGGTTCATCTCCATCAACAATGGTATGCATGTGGAGACGAATGAGGACTTGGTGGAATTGTGATTTATGAATCCCTGTGCAACATAGTTGTGAAGATCGTGAACATTGACATCCCAGTAATGGTCTCTTTTCTTAAATTGAATGGAAGATACCCTATCTAAAACAAGAATACCATCGTAGTTGCCACCATCTACGATAGGGTCGTCTTTCCTTAGTTCCTTGGTCATCTTCCACCCGAAAGGTGTAAGAAACCTATGTTCGTCGGTTACAAGTATGGATTTCCCGCCACGGGTGCAGACTTCATAGAGATTCTCTTCTGAATAGCACTTGGCGGCATCGGCGACCGCCCTCTCAACCTTTCGTCTTGCATCATTATATGCATATACGACACCACCCTTGAAATCCCTTATGCGGACACTTCCAGAAGGTGTGGAGATAAGAGTATCGCCATCAACACATCCACGTCCGCCGGCAAGCCATATTTCGGGATATTTCCGATTGACTACATCATTCCACAAGCCGTAGAACGGCGGAGCGATAAGGTCTTTATATGAGATGTCAGCCATTATGAAAGAAAGGTGATACCCTCTTCTATCCCCTCTTTGGCTATCTTATCAATATGCTCCAGGTCTTCCATTAGGTTTTCCACCGTCTTGGGGTGCAGACCTTCTGCATAAGCCTCCTTAGAATTCTTTATGAATGATCGTATCGTCTCGCATGCATGGAGATTTGCATCAGCATATTGGCAACCGGTGAGAATTATATGCGAATCATGAATGATGTTGTTTAGAATTTCCTCTCGTTCCTCTTCCGTGGGTGGCGGTTCTCCCCATTCCTTCCGCTCTTTCCGAGAGGCTTCCTGAGCTTGAATATTGATGCTTTTCAGAGTCTGGAGACACATCCTCAATAGCGGATTATCTTTGCCCTCTCCCTTTGGAATTGCGACAATTGACTCTATCCTGTCGCTGCCATCTCCATCCCAGAAAAACGACTCCGTTTCGTCTTTGTAATCGGGGTCTAATACTATCTCGTATGAATGACCGCCATTCCCATGCTTGCCTATGGCTTCTATAAGTTCCTTCAATGTGCCTTCCGAATCGTTACAGAACACAAAGTAACCGCCCGTCAAAGACTTCTCTTTGGGGGCTTTGTCCTCCGCAACTTTCTCTGTTGCGGACTTATTCTGGTCATATAGGTATGAAAAGAAATTGGTACTCATTCTAAACTCCTTGCTACACAATGCCAAAAGAGTCAAGAAAAAAAAGAGGACTTCATCCTAGAAGTCCTCTTTATGCATCTTGTTTTAATCGACTTTAGCCTTCTACCGTAGACTCATCGAAATTCGCTTTTGGCTTTGGTGAAGCTTTTTCTTTTGGGGTAGGGACTTGTTTAGTTGCTTCGACCCTGGCATTGTACACCCAGAAATCCTTGTTGCTCTCCTCAATTCCAAGAGTCATGAAAAACTCCATCTGTGCTTTTCTCATTCGCTCGCCATAAGGAGCGAGTGCAGAAGCAATCATCTCCCTATCGAGTTGCATATGGAGCTGATTAGACACAAATTCGTTCATGGTTTTTAGGCGGTCTTGTGCCATTTGATATTCACAGAACCGCTGCATTAGCATTGTTGCCGAATCAGCTATGGCCTTTTTCTCTTCGTTTGTCAGGTTCATGTTTTCTCTTTCTCTTTTGTTGGGTTATTACCAATGATATGTCAACTCCAATAGCATCTTTTATATTTCTAAAGGTTGCGGCTGCTTGTCGTACACCATGCTTAAGCACATGGCTGCCGCATTGGTGCGAATCCTAGACCGATGCGAGGTACAAACCAGAGATGTATTGGAGAATACATCATCTCTTGCCCCACTCTCGCCGGCCACGTCGCACACGGAGTCGAAAGGACTAGACTCTTTTTGCATGATTAGGGGCGGAACATAAAATGTTCACTCGTTCTCGAAATTAAACTTCTCGCCATCCTCTCCTCCTAGATGATATGAGAAATCGTCTAGCACCCTGGTCATAGGATTGCCCATAAAACACTGTGAGGGCAGCATTGTGACCGTACTTATGTTTTCCGAAAAACCGTAGGCCATGAACTTTGGCGGCTTCTCTTCTAGTGATTTCTGTTTCTTGGCTAGATATTCGGCATATTCTTTTCGGCTCTCCTCCGAACCAGGCCTAGGTGGAATGTCTCCAATGTGGTAAAGCCATCTGTTTTCCGCCTTGCTTCTCTCCTCGTTCGCCTTGTTCCCGTGGAATCTTAAACCTCTCGCCTGCTTGTAGCATTCCCAAGAGCAGTATTTGGGTAGATTGCACTCGACATATGTGTGCCCATTACAGTCGGGTTTCCCGTATTTCTCAAAGCACCTTCTCTCCTCTTCCGGCGAGGGGTCGAAAATCCTTTTGCATATTGGACACTTTATTGCCATTGTCAAATCCACTCCCCATTGTTCAAAGATGCATAGTATGCTCCGCTTCTGCGATTGCATTCGGCATCGAAGGCTTTTTTCAGTTCTCTATATCTGGGACCGTCTTCCATATTGTCTAGATACCCATGTAGAAATTCCCGAAGTTTCTCTTCTGAGGCTGTCCGCATCCACTTTGGGTCTTGGTCTAAAATAGAACTATTCACAATCCTTCTCCTCTTTGGTGCTAATAGGGACATTTAGAGAGCCTACAAGTGGTAGAACCGGACTCGCGGGTCTTCCCTCTATCCTCACCTCGTCAACATCTAGTGCATCTAGAATTATCTTCTTTGTACTTGGCTTGGCGGTTCTAGACATCTTAGCCCAGTTGTCATCTTTAATTTCCACGGCTTATATCTCCTTTATCTTTGCCATTAAGAACTCAATAGAAACACTATTATTAATATCAGAACTGCCATCGCACCCGTGCATAGGCTCTCAAACTGAGAATTGGTGTCTGGCTCCGACATTCTAGATATGTAACTACAGTGGTCATGGTCTTCGTTTCGCCGTTTCATAGTGTATATTATATCATATTCCCCCTTCGGTTGTAAAGGGGGGGGGAAAAAAACTAGAACAATGGTATTCAGAACTTAATATCGCACCGTCAGTGATATCGGCTCTACATCTGGGAGATTATTGAAATAATCGGATTTCTTCCTTCTCTCCATCTCAATCCTAGCCCTAGCCTTAGACACTTTCCTTAGCCGAACCGCCTCTGCAAGTTCTTTGACAGTCATAGAAAAGATACTTGAATTAGAATAGTATCCGCCAGCAGCAACATTAGAAGAAGTCTCACGAGTAGCAAAAGTCCGTTTATACATAGATTGTGTCTCGGAGTCCTTAGAAATGGATTTCTGTGATATGTTGCTAATTCGGCTTTTGTCACATTCCACCTGCCATATTTCCGCAGTAGAAGAAGGATATCTAGTGCAAAATTCCTTAACTTCGCATGGTGTCATTTTCGAGAAACATTCTGGACACAAGACTGAACTATTGTTGTCAATGTAAGTCTTGTGTACGGGTACGGTTTTACCACATCTTTTGCACTTCATTCTCCATGTTGGCAAGAGTGCTACAATATTGGAACTAAATACCGAAAGTTTATACTTCTTGTTTCTTGGGTAAGCAAAGTATTTTTTATTCTCACTCTGCATTGCTACTTTCGCATATACAATCGGTTTCCCTTCTTCTGCGGGTCTAACCCCCACCGATTCTCCTTTAGGTGCATAAAATCGCCTTTCAATTCGACTTAGTTTATCATAGCACCTAGGACAGAGCCATTTGCAAGTCTTAAGCCACGACTTCTCAACATTGAACCTTTTCTTATGCCTATGGCATCTTATTGAAACTATATCGGCGGCAGGATATCCCGATTCTAAGCAAGTGTAGTTTTTCGTTTCGTCCTCAATGCATGAAGCCAATAACTGTTCCACCTCTTTGTCGCAACATAGGTTTTTTTTACTATTGCTCTTCCAACTTGTAATAGGCTCTCTTGTTGTTTTCACTAACTTTCCTCTACTATTTTTGTTCCCTAAAAGTATGGGAATGGTTCTATTATTCGTATGCTTCCAACGAGAACCCTTCTCCGTCGTGAGAGTTCCTTGGTTTGGTCCCTTCGGATATGTAGTATCTAAAGTCTACTGCATTTCCGATTGGGTCAAAAGCCTTGTGAAGTGATGCCATATAGAAGCACATTGCCTTTGTGGATTCGTTGGCTTCGGACTTCTTGAGCCACTCGCCTATATTGCCGCTCCTTTTGGACTCTTCCCAGAATTCCTCTATTTCGTCTGATTTAGCAGATTCGTTCTTGCATATAGCCCTTTCCATCTGCCAGAAAACAGACTTGCTATTGGCAATTAGATAGTCCGCCCACGAATCAAGAGTAGGGAACAACTCTTCTATTGGCTGTACCTTTTCGGGGTCTATCGTCTCACGCTCTTCGGTCAGTTTTCCATAAGCTTCTTCAGCCTCTTTCTCAAAAGGGTTGAAATCGCCTCCGAAGTAGAACTTGTATGTCAACTGCATATGTAACTGTCGCTTTCTTTTTGTCGGGGATATTATACCATATCTTACTGCCTTGCATCAAGAGCGAAACCTACCTATCTCTTTTTATTGAACCGTTCTCGTCTATCCGTATGGGTTTCCCGCCAATGAAGATTGGTATGCGGTTCGCAAGAATGCTTTCTATGGCCTTCTTCGACAGATTTCTAACATCATTGCTCGACCCAAAGGAAATGCTCTCTATTGCATCTGCATTGTACTGGTTTTCGCCATGAAGTTGTAGTTCGCAATACTCTGTACCCATAAGATAGCAGAGTTCTTCAAGTCCAACATTCAGCGGTTTTTCTTTGAGACTGTCTATAATAGTCCTGTTCTCGGGATTGAAGCAGCAGGGCGATGGGTCGGTGACTAGACAGGGAGTAACGTAGTTTAGCCCATCTCTTGCCAGACAAAGACTATCCGTAAAAGTCATAGTGGCAACGGTCTTGTGTGGTTTCCACCGAATGACATTCTTCCCATACTGTCCACCCGTAAGATTGTCAGAGTCTGCCGGGGTCAATGTGTGTAGACATCCATACTTCTCGTATTTGCTTTCCTTTAGACCCTTGTCAACGCCAAAGCACTTCTGTGTAAATCTATATCGTGGGCCATCTGTCATCCCACCTACTATCGCATTGTGAGAAAAGTTCCCGTCGTCATATCTCTGCCCTTTTTTAACGAAGTCGTGCTGAGACTTAAGATGGTCTTCTAGAACTCCGTTCACACCTGCTATTGATAGATTCGATGCAAGAGAGCAGCCTTTCATCAATCTTTTAAAAGTCTTCCTAAAATTCTCCTTTACTTTGCCGAACTCTTCCTGCCCCATACCAGCCACGCTTCTCCATCGCCGCTCGGTTTGAGCAACTATCCCATCCACTTTCTTAATAGTCTCGGGGACTTCTTTAGTTTTACCTATATCCCTCATTCTCTTCTGGTAGTCTCTGGAGGTTTCACGGGGCATCATCCCATAGTCTTTCTTTTCCGCTTCGAGAGCATCTGGACTCTTTATCCCTCTCTCTCTACCTTGCCTTTCTATCTCATCACCCAATGCTTCGCAGCAAGCATCGTATGCCTCCAATATCTCCTTGTACTTGTCAAAAATCTCCTGAGGCTTCTTCTTCAACGTTGCAATCATCTCCTCTACATCGTCGTAGTTATGTTTCTTCAAGGAGATTGCTGCCTGCTTTTGCAGCATTGCCGCATGCTTCTTGACTTCACCATACTCTTCCCACTTCTTGCGATAGGCAGCATACGGCTCGAAAGAATCATCGAGCTTCTTAAGTCCGGCTTCCCTTCGGAGATTGTTCATATCCGACAGCATGCTGTCCGTCTCCGCTTTGCTATCCGGCGAATCTTCTATATCCCAGCCCGCCTCCCGCAAATCTCTGTCAAGGTCTAGTTCCTTCTCCAAGTCGCGAGTCGGCTGTGGATTTAGCCTATCCCTGTTCCTTCCCTTGATTTTGGCCTGTTCTATTAGTGCTTTTCTAGTACCTCCGTGTTTCCAGCACTTGCTAGGGTCTTCGGCCCTACATACCTCTCCGTTGCCCAAGATAGTTTCCTTGCGTGGACGACCTCTTGATTTCTTCTCTGAATTCCAGTTCAAGGCATCGAACACTTTCTTGTCCATCTCCAAAGTGGCAACAAGAACATCTCGTGTGAGTTCATCACAAGAGACCTCTTCGTTGGTCTCTCCGCTTAGGGCTTCAACTAGGGCATCTTTGATTTCTATAGACATATTTAGCACCAATCCTTATTAAATGCCCTTCTGGAAAAGGAAAACCGCCGCCAATTGGTGTCAATACACCTAATCGGCAGCGGCCACGACATCATAAGAATTGCGCGAGGAAACCCAATCCCTTTAGGGTTGGGAGGAATCGCGCATGCTCCTTTCAGTTAGTATTGTTGTTGATTTGGTTAATGGCTTGAGCCGCTTGTACGAGACC